CAAATTCAGTACGATTAGCACCCCCACCCCAATCTGATACACTGTATGGTTTTACAATATCATTACCTAATTGTTGCCACTCATCAACAGAAGCATTATATTCATATACACGAACACATTCTGGATTTTCTACTGTTCCATAATAAGTCAAATATGGAAATCCAACTGCAAGAAGTGTTGCGTCATCTGATAATGAGATACTATGTCCTCCGGTTTCATCAGAAACCTTACCATTTATATTTTGTCCTACTTGGGTGAAACCACCATTTACATATTTGAATACTCTAACTTTACCTGTATTAGATAAATTTTCGGTTACTCCTACGTTTTCATCATCAGCGTGATATGCTCCATATGCTACATAAGGTATTCCATTAACATTTTTAACAGAAGTAGAATTTACGAGTGAATTAGAGTCTGCTGGAAGAGTCATACCAATTTTACGCCATTTAGTTTTGTCATCACGAATGGCAAATTGACCATCAATATCAACATTAGAATTAAAAGAAACATCACCCTCAACAGATAACCCATTATTAAAACTTACATCATTGTTGACTTCAAGCTCACCCTGTATAGTAGTATTACCAGTAGCACCATATGAAATAAAGTTTGAATCACCATTACTATTTTGAATATCTAAAGCACTACAACTGATTCCCCGATTACCAGAGATAACGTTGATATTACCAATGTTATATGATTGGGAGGAAACAGTACCTGATGATGCGATTTCGGCACTATTTATGTTTCCATCTTTTAATATAACACTTTCTATAGTTACACCGGTAGATAATGTAGTTTCTTTAATTTTATCAACATAAAGTTCGCCCTTTATAGTAGTATTACCAGTATCACCATATGAAATAAAGTTTGAATCACCATTACTATTTTGAATATCTAAAGCACTACAACTGATTCCCCGATTACCAGAGATAACGTTGATATTACCAATGTTATATGATTGGGAGGAAACAGTACCTTGAGTACTAATTGAGTTACCCACAATTATTTGTCCTGTAATATCAACATCACCATTCAAGGAAACATCACCACTAACACTTAATTTGCCGTTTAAAGAAATGTCTTCAGTAACAATGGATGTGTATTCATTGACGGTTGTATTAATAATCGTAGTATTGCTTTGATTTTTGACTGTTAAACTTCCACTAATATCAACATCACCGTACATGGAAACATTATTATTAAAAGAAACATCACCCTCAACAGATAACCCAGCATTCAGATTTAAATCATTGTTTGGGTCTAAGCCTCCATTACTCACAGCATCTGTAACGAACGCAGTAGTTGCGATTTGCGTGGAATCGTCCCCACTGTCGGCGGTAGGTGCTGTAGGAGTTCCTGTAAAAGTTGCATTGTTAATATCAGCTTTCAAATTAAATGAAGCATCAACAAGGTCTTTATCGGCTTTATTTTCATTATCACCAACAATAGCGGATATAGGAATAGAATTATCCGGATATTTGGCTCGAAATTCACCATTAACATCTACACGACTATTGAAACTAACATCACCTTTAACAAACATTTTGGAATTGAAGCTAACATCACCATTCGCATATAAATTATAATTCAAACTAAGGTCTTGTTTTGTAATTTCAGCATCCTGAATATCTTCATAATCATCAACATCTTTAGTATAAATATCTTCAAGTGAAATAGCATCACCAGTTTTATTGTTGAATACAAGACCACTTTTTCTTGCATAATGTTGATATTGTCCTAATGATATATTTTCAATAGTCAATTCTGGAATTCCAAGAACATCTTTAATTTGTTCTAGATCTGTGCCTCTTTCAGATAATGCTTTTGGTATTTTACTAACATTACGTTTTCTAAATTTTAATTTACCTTCATCAACATCGATTTTATGATTATCGCCAACCCAAAGTGAATTATCAGATAAAAATAAATGTCTAACTTTGTATTCAGCACTACCAATATCATAATTAGCATTAGAAGTAGGTAAAATATGTCCTCCCATACGATAAATATCATTAGCGTGTATTTCACCATTAACATATAAATCGGAATTTAATGATGTATCCCCATTTACATAAAGGTTTCTTCTGGTCGATACGTTTTGAGAAACATCTAAAAACCCATTAACATAAGTTTTTCTGAGAATATTAGAATTAACAGAAGAATCATACCACGTATTCATAATGTATGATTAGTATAATAAATAATCATAAATTATATCATCTCAACTAACTAAATATACAAAATTAAAAGTCAGATTTAAAATCAAATACATCATCATCAACCGTTTTATTTGCCAAAGCATATTCGGAATTGGTTCTTTCGAAAAAGTTCACTTTCGATTCAACACTGATTAGTTCCATAAAATCGAAAGGATTTTGCGAATTATATAGTTTATCATAACCCAATTGAAGACATAAACGGTCAGCAACAAATTCAATATATTGGCACATAAGTTTGGAGTTCATTCCAATCATACGACACGGGATGGATTCAGTAATAAATTCTTTTTCAATATCAACAGCTTCGCTAACAATTTCATAAAGTTTTTTCTTAGGGATACGTTTTTTAATTTTAGAGTAAAGTAAGACAGCAAATTCGGTATGTAGAGCTTCGTCTCTAGAAATCAATTCATTAGAGAATGTAAGTCCAGGCATAAGACCACGCTTTTTAATCCAGTAAATAGCAGCAAATGAAGATGAAAAGAAAAGACCTTCAACTAGAGCAAACGCAATAAGACGTGTGGGAAATCCGCTGCGTTTATCATTGAGCCATTTTTGAGCCCAATTGAATTTTTTTGCGATACAAGAATAATTTTGCGTAGCTTGGAAGAGTTTAGTTTTTTCATCACTATCTTTAATGTAGGTGTCAATCAAAATACTATACATTTCAGAATGGATAGTTTCAATTGCGATTTGAAAAGCATAAAACGCACGGGCTTCGGAAGGTTGGACTTCATTCATGAAGCGTGTTCCAAGATTATCAGTGACTAACGCATCGCTACTAGAGAAAAAGGCAAGAATCATTTTTATAAAATTTCGTTCATCATCATTAAGTTTATTCCAGTCATTCAAATCTTGTGCGAGAGAAATTTCTCCAGTGTGCCAAAAAGAGTCAATTGAACGTTTATACATTTCCCAAATATCATTATACTGAATAGGGAACATAACGTAACGATTTTCATCGGGTTGCAGTAGAGGCTCTATATTTTGAACGTCGGTCATTGTTGTCTAAATAATATAGTCATCAGATTTTTATTTCCTTTAATAAAATTAATTTATGAGATTGAAATGCTAATAAAAAAATTTTGAATTTTAAACGAATAGGATAAATACAGCAATAGTAATATACAAAATAAAATACAAACTTCCAAATATGTCACTAAAAATAGTAATATAATATTGTGCTTGATAATTGCAGTCACAATATAAATAGAAAAAACAGTTAGTAAAAATAGTAAAATACTGGAAAATTTAATTTAAGAATATATTATATTAGGTGAATGAAAAAAGGGGCATATTATGACAATGATGATTACTTAGGTGATGAGAAACCAGAGCATAAGAAACGTGGTCGTAAACCAAGGAAACAAAATGATAAGGAAATAATGAATGAATATAAAACAGACATAGATAGAGAACAATCTATAATGAGACAAAGGTCATATTATGAAAATATAGAGCATTTGTCTGCAAACGAAAAGAAAACATTTGAATCAAAATTTACAACCCCTAAAAATCGAAGTCAAGAATATTATCATAGTCAATTAAAGCATAAAAATAAAAAAATTGTGGTAGCAACCGGACCAGCAGGTACAGGAAAAACATTATTTGCTACAGAAATAGGTGTAAAAAATTTTTTATTGGGAAATTACGAGAAGTTAATTTTCACAAGACCATCTGTATCAGTAGATGAAGATTTGGGATATTTGCCGGGAACATTGGAGGAAAAAATGGCACCGTGGGTGAGACCGATTTACGATATATTATATACATTTATAACACCAAAAGAGGTAACCGCATTAATGGAAGATAAAATAATTGAAATATCACCATTAGGATATATGAGAGGGAGAACCTTTAAAAATTGTTGGATAGTAGCGGATGAAATGCAAAATTCGAGTATATCTCAAATGAAAATGTTAATGACACGTTTAGGTGAAAATAGTCGTTTAGTAATAACAGGTGATTTAGAGCAATATGATCGTATGGAAGAAACAAATGGTTTAGAGGATTTTTTAGATAAGTTCAAAGGTAAGCGTTCGTCGAGTATAACAAGTGTAGAATTTCAAAAAGATGATATTCTACGTGAAGAAGTAGTAAAAGAGGTATTGGAAATATACGGAGGAGATGTACCAGTATGTTATCAATATGAAGATGATTCTAGCAAAAGTAGTAATGATATTTAGGTAGAGAATAATTTCGTTATATAATTTATAAAATGCAATTTAAATTCCCAAATTTTGGTAAATCATTAAAAATGAAATATAATTTCAACCCAATACTCCAGAATCAACTAGTTTTATATTTATTTTTGTTTATGGCGTTAGTTCAAATCGTAATTTTTGTAAATAACAACAACACAACAGGCATCATATTGATGTGTTTAATCGGTTTCTTAACTTCATTTTTTAGCAAGAATATGATTGTAATCTTATGTTTAGCACTTGTAGTAACCAGTGTATTACTGAAATTTTTAAACAAGTCTGCTTACGAGGGATTTGAAGAAAAGAAGGATAAGAAGGATAAAAAGAAGGATGAAAATACGGAGGAAACAGAAGAGGTTGAAGAAGAGGTCGAGGAAGAAGTAGCACAAGAAGAAAATGAAGATGACGCAGCAAATTCCAACGAGAAATCCGATAAAACAAAAGACGAGATGAAAAAACAGTTTGAAGAGTTAAAAAAACAATATCCTGAATTTAAGGCAATCCAAGATGATTTAATAAATGGTATTTTAAAAATAGACCCTGTATTAGAGAAAGCTGAAGCATTTATGAATAAATATTCTCAATATAAAATTCAAAAGAAGTAAGTAGGGAGGTAATAACTAATATATATATGATTTATATATATTAGTAATGTTTGGAATAGGGGCTGCTATACTATTGCCGTTTATTATGATATTAATAACTTTAGCCATAGGAGTAGGTCAAGGGTTATTTGAAATATTTGAAGGCGTAGCACAAGAGTTTATTGAATTGCCACAAGGTGTATTTATAGGTGCTATGTCAATTTCAAGATTAGTACAAACAATGGGTGTATTTGGAATATCAAATTTCTTTTGTGGATTGAAAATGATGAAAAATTTTACATCTTGTGCCTTTTATTATTTATTAGAGATATTGGGTTCCATACTATATTTTATACCGATGATTGTATTTATGATAGTAGATTGGGTAAGTGGTAAATCAAAAATGGGAACAAGATTGGAATCTAATATATGGTATTATTTGGAAAAATTAGATCGTTATACAATAGATCAATTTGGATTCCACGTAATACATTTTTCAAAGTCAGTTAGAGATAAATGTTACAATTGTCGCAGATTAAAACCGGTTGCGTTTGTTCGTAGAACAGGAGAATTTGCGGGTGACTTGAACGATCATATAATACCATTATCTACTGGAGGATTAATGAAAATATTCTCTGGATTTGGACGTATAATAGGTGCTTTTGATGTATTATAATATTTTCATAATATATAAATAGTATATTATGGGAAAAAAATGTCCTCCTGGAGTAATATGTATTGAGAACATAACAATGATATTAGTAATAATTGTATTAATAGGATTTGGATATGTTTTATATCAACATTTTGTAAAAGTCAGTAAAAATAAAAATAATAAAACAGCTATTTTAGTGCCTCCTCCTATTCATCATGCTTTAACACCTATATCTGAAAGAAATGATACAATAAATGACCCATACGCACCCCCTTTAAAGACACATGATGTATATTATCCTCGCGGTTCGAGTGATATACGAGGCGTTCCACCCGTAGCGGTTCCAGTAAATATTCAAACAAGAGCTGTAAATAGCACTTATCAACAAGTAGGTATATTAACACGTATGGGTAATGATGGAGAACAAAATATATTACCTTTAATGGGAAGACGAATAATGTCTGGAAGAGATAAATGGCAATTTTATACAATCGCTAATAATGGTAATTTGAATACAAAATTGCCTATTAGTGTAAATGGTAAAAGCTGTACTGGAGAATATGGATGTGATGATATAAATAACGGAGATGTAGTATTTGTTGAAGGATACAAAGATACATTTCAAGTAACAATATATGAAAATAACTTGTTTCAATATATTCCTAACCTTTAGATGAATATTTTCAAAATAAACTATATCCTAATGTATATAGTATATTAATGTCAGGAACAAATTCAAGATTATACCCTAATAAAAATAAGGATTTTGATAAACACATAGTAATAGATTATCCTAGGGCAACTTTAAATAAAAATGAAGTAGATATACCAACAGAAATTCCAGGGAGTTTTACTGTGCCTTATCCTAATAATACATCTGAAAATAATTTTTTTTATACAGACAAGGGGACTACAGAGAACTATTCACATTCAAAAATATATATTAATAAGCTTATACATTATAACATAGATGGCGTTACAACTAATAATGATAATATAGTAGGTGAATTAATTATAGAGCATAAGACCATGACAAATACTGAAAAATTATATACTTGTTATTTACTGGAAACAAAACCATTACTATTAACTGATGAAAATGATATTGATAAGATGTTAAAAATGAAAGAAAAACAAGCAGATAATTTAGACATAGACTTTAATACAGTGATTCCTAATCAGGAAGGGTGTATAGCTTATGAAAGTAAAGGAAATAAAGTATGTGTTTTTATAACTCCTATTCAAATAAATACAGCATCTAAAGAGATTATTAATGACAAGTTAGCAAAAATTACCGATCTATTTAAGATATCTCCAGATGATAGTAGTACTTATAAAGTAATTCCAGGTAATAATATATCAAAGAGAGATGCTGAAGAAATCTATATAGATTGTAATCCTACTGGTGTTAGTGAAGATGAAGTAAATACATATAACGTTCCAATTAATAGTAAAATGGCTTCACAATCACAAGAAAGTGATTATATGAAAACAACTGTTAATTTCGGATTATTTATTTTAACTGCTTTGGTATCCTATGTATTAGTTCCTATGTTTTATAAAAATACAGTTATAGATACAACAAATTTAATTTTTAAGCTAGCTACAGATGCACCCAAACGTTTTAAACGTATTCGTAGTGCGGATATTTTAATCGCATTGGCATTTGTAATAACCATTTCTAGTATAGCTGGAGCAGGTAATGGAATGTATTCATATACAATTGCTATGTTTATATCTATATTCTATATTGTTTCCTTCGCATTAATTCAACTAAAGAAAACACAAACCGATTTTTTAACAACTAAATATAAAAATAATAAGGTAAGTAATGATTATGATGATGAATATGGTAAAGTTATAGACCCATTTGATTTAGATGACATATGGGTTACCATAATGGATATAATAAAATTTGTTTTCAAATCAAAACATATAGCGTTTTTGGCTGCTATAATGACTGTAATAGCTACTATTTTAGGTATTCTTGTAGCCACTGGAGGTATTGAAGGAAGCACATTTGGAACTGCTATGTATTCAAGTGTAGGTCCATTGTTTGTTATTATAAATTCAATAATGGTTTTTAAACACAATCAAGATTTGGCGAACGCATAATAAATACATATTTATCCATCTATACATAATATACCATTTACTATATTATGTATGTGTAGTATCAAAAAACTTAAAACATAGATGCGGATCCAACATTTTCAGCAACGGGCTTGAAAGTAGATACAGTGAATACACTAATATCACTCTTGCCAATAGGTGCCATCTGCTCTACTACTTCCTGTTCCAAAGAAACAGTTTTGACAGGGTTCATTTTCTTCATTTTCTCATCCTTTCTAGCTTGAGTAGGAGTATATTTAATCATAGCTGCCTTACCAGTAGCATTACTGCTGCGACGGAAAAGTTCATAAGCTACTAAAACAAATAATACAGCTATAAGAGGATTAGCATTGAAGAATAAGTAAACAGAAAGAACAAAGATACCGATAGTTCCCATAGGTGAGTCAACTAAATTAGCTAACATATCAGGAAGTTCTACAGGTAGTGCTAAATAGAGAATAAACATAACAATTATAGCGGTTTCGACATTAGTAACAGATTTCATAAAAGATAAAGCGTTCATTATTTATAATATAGAATACTATTATATTTTTCACTGGTTAATTCTATGATAAAACGGTTATAAAATTGAAATATCCTAAAACAACAATAATATATAATAATTAAAATGAAAGGTTTTAGACAATTTGGATATAAACAAAAACAACCACCAAAGCCTAAATTATCTGAATTTAAACTTACCGATGATTATAAAGAAGGTGTAAGAAAATCAGCATATTTGGGTAAAAAAGGTTATACAATTCCTAAGTCTGTGATTTCAAAAGAAGATGAAGATAATTTACGTCAAGAATTACATGTGAAACCATTTGTATTTGGTTCTAATCAAAATACAGATGTAGGGGCTTTTCACGTGTTTCGTGAAAATACGAACAAATTCTACATTCCAAGATTTTATGGAATTAAACGTTATGGTTTACCGGATAAGTCTGAAATAGAAGAAGGAGACGACATTGATGTTGAGTTTACACAAACAGTTCGCGATTATCAAAAAAACGTAATAAGTGTTTATATGAATCATATAAATACACCTATATGCTGTGGTAATGATATAAATGGGAATGGTGGTATACTCGAGCTTCCTTGTGGATTCGGAAAAACTATATGTGCTTTGAAAATGATTTCAGATATTAAAAAGAAGACTCTGATTATCGTGCATAAAGAATTCTTAATGAACCAATGGATTGAACGTATAAATGGATTTTTACCAAGTGCAAAAATCGGTAAAATACAAGGACAAGTATTTGATATTGAAGGTAAAGACATAGTTATTGGTATGCTTCAAACATTATATGATAAGGATTTTGGTGCGAACGCATTTACTACTTTTGGTTTGACAGTTATAGACGAGGTTCATCGTATAGGAAGCGAACAATTTTCAAAAACATTATTTAAAACTGTAACACCATATATGTTAGGTATATCAGCAACAGTTGATAGAAAAGATAAACTAACCAAAGTATTATATATGTTTATAGGTGATAAAATTTATAGTGAAGAACGAAAAGATGATGACCCAGTATGTGTTCGTGCCATTAATTACTCTTCACGTGACACAGAATTTAACGAAGTAGAATATGATTTTCGAGGTAACCCAAAATATAGCACAATGATATCGAAATTATGTGAATATGGTCCTCGTAGTGACTTTATTATAAAAATTGTAGCGGATTTGTTAAAAGAAAACGATTCAAAACAAATTATGATATTATGTCATAATCGCTCTTTGTTGAAATATTTATATGAGGGTATATGTGGTCGTGATTTGGCAACAATAGGATATTATGTGGGTGGAATGAAGCAAGCCGATTTACAAACTACAGAAACCAAACAAATTGTATTAGCAACTTATGCTATGGCAGCTGAAGCATTAGATATAAAAACACTATCATCATTGATTATGGTTACACCAAAAACAGATATAACTCAATCTGTTGGTCGTATATTACGTGTAAAAGGAAATAATCCGATAGTGGTTGATATTGTAGATAGTCATGATTTATTTCAGAAACAATGGGTCCAACGAAGACGATTTTACAAAAAATGTAATTATCGTATACGTCAAATAGATGGAGATAAATATAATGGAATGAGTATAGATTGGAATACTGATAAAACATGGAAATGGGTATTTGAACCAAAAGAAACCGGAAATACAAAATTAGATGAAGAAGATGAAGACAACCATACAATAAAAAATGCAAAGTGTTTAATTGATAATTCAATATTTGATAGTTTCAAAAAGTTATAAGAATTTAAGCATAATAATATGTAATTTTTTTTGATACATTTTTTAGTTTATGACAAATTAAATTATCAATAATGACTCGACAACCACCGTGTTGGCGTATACGTTCTAATAAATGTTGACTGAAACTTTTTTTCCAAATATTATAACTTAATAAACTTTCATAAACACGATATATGTCTCTATTCATACGCATATCACAACGTAATCTGTTTATGTAAAAATATTTTCTCATTTCATCAACACAATCCTTAAATTTTATCTTATATCTATCATCATAACTCCAAATATAATCAATAATTTCTTTTGGTAAAAGTATTTTAGATTTCATTCTATAAATAACATATTTTATTATATCAAAAATCAATTTTATCAATATATAGTAATAATGTTGACAGTAGATAAATTAGTAAAAACAATGGCATATGAAGAAAAACGGAAAAAAGAGAAAGATGAGAAAAGAAAATTAGAGATGTCAAAAATAGAACTGTTTAACAATATCGAAAATGAAGATGAATGGAATCTTAAAAAGCAAGAAACACAGGAAAAACGAAAGAAAGATATGGAAAATCATATAATTAAATTACAAAATAAAAGAAATAAGTCAATAGAACAACTTGAAAAATATAAGAAAGAAAAACAAATGTCGCTACCTATATTTAATCACGTAACCAATGAAAATGATTGGAAACAAGAAAGGAACCGATTAAAAATAAAAAGAAATAAAGATCATCAACAAAGAATGATGAATAAAGAAGAAGCAAATGAAATAAAAAATAAAGAATTACAAAAGAAAATAACGGAATATAGAGAACAATTACAAAAGCAACAAGATGTCCGTTCAAAACGACATGCGTTCTTACATCAAACCGAACACAATAGACAAAATAATCATACCAATTTGATAAATTGGTATAACAAAGAAAAAGAAAATCAACTTAAGCGTTTAGAACAAAGAGAAAGAAATAAAAAATAATTTATAGCTGTGAAATATGCATTATTTTTTCCCTCCGACCAACAACCTTAGTAGGAACCCATTTTTTAAACTTTTTATTAAAAACGCATTCCATATATAACACTTTATTTACATCAACATACTTATCTTCGTGTATATTTTGGAAATCATCTTCATCATCACTTTCTTCAATATAATCTAGATTATCATTTTCTCGTATTTTTCGGAATAAAGAATTCATAAATACACTGGTTTTATAGTTTGGTATATACGCAATATTATAATAAACACGTTGATTATTCTTACCAAAAGCAAATAAATGATAAATATCAAATTGTATATCAGCCATAACTTGAAAAATAGTCGGATACCTATATTGAGGTTTATGTAAATTCATTTTAAAGGGTATTAAACAATATTGTAAGAGAGGATTATTGTATTGTTTGGGTCGAGACGGTAAACTAACGACATTTAATTTTTTATTCATAAAAACTTTGATAAAAGGTTTTTTTTCGTAGGCAGACCTATATTGAATATGGTGAATATTATATGGTATTGTATCAAAAACATCACTGGAAATAGTATTAGGATACTCATTTACATCATCATTGATATTAATTTCCCAAAAAACACAACTATAAATAGGAACCATAGCATCTTGTCTTGTAATTTTTGAAAATGTCTTTCGTAGCATAGATAATTTATGTATGATATTTGTATTACTCAATAAAACGCCCTCATAATATAAAATGTCATCTATAACAATTGCTTTGATTTCATTTTCATCACCAAGTATGCATGAACCATATAATATAGTTCCAAGCGATAATGAAGTATCAAATGTATTGTTTAATAGTTTGCATTTTGAAATACGTTTTTCTTTATTCAATTCAAAAAAATAACATACGTCTTTATTCTGGTAAAATGTAAACCATAATATAACCTTTTTACCAGTGGGAATTGCTGTAACTACATTGTATGATGTAGAAACTTTCGTATGTGAAATTGTTTCATAAGAAAGTTCGAAATTGGGTAATCGTTCAGATAGTTTGCTAACCTGTGCGTTATTCAAGTCAATCATTTGTATAACATATACACAAGACAAATTTTTATATAGGTTTACAAATATATTTATGGTGATGGAGACGTTTCATATTGCTGTGTTTGTGAATTCATAAACGATAATAGCTCATTATTCATATCATCTACATCAATTTCACTATTGAATACATTCTCATTCTCTGATTTCGCTATATTTTGTTGATTTATTTCGGATACAATGTCTTGGTATTTTTTAATTTGCGTATTTACTAAATCTTTGACCTTGGGTGTAGTATATGTATCTTTTAATAATTCAAATCCACATTGTAAAACATAAATAATCAAAATAAATATCAAAATCTTTAATAAAAATTGTATAATAGGATTTGAAAACATTGTTATATACAAATCACACAAACATTTTTATATAATTTTACGACAAATCATATATTTCTCATAAAAATATCAAAAATAACTGCGTTTATTGATGTTGTTTTTTCTTGTAACCGCCTTTGGGGTGTAAAAACTCAGCAATTTTAGTACCCATATCTCTTTGTCCCGTTTTCATTAATGGAGTTTCGTGTTTCTTGCTCGTTCCCTTTGTAGTTACAAGTCTTGTGGTTCTTAGGTTTTCCTGCTTAATGTCTTTAATATGATTTTTTATTAATTCCGCAATTTCTGGATATTCAAATTCATTTGCAATAGTCAGTGCTGTTTCTCCGTATTCAGTTTTTGCATCGACATCAGCTTCTTTCTCCAGTAGAATTGATACAATGTCTGCGTATCCATAATTACTTGCTATTGTGAGAGCTGTTCTGCCTACATTATCTTGTGCGTTGACATCAGCACCTCTATCTAGTAGCATTTGTATAATTTCTCTGCGTTTTTCGGGGTTTCGTAAAAGTGATATTGTGTGTGTGACCGCCGTATCACCATCTTTATTTTTTGCGTTTACATCAGCACCAGCATCCAGTAGTATTTTTACAATGTCTGTTTTTCCATCATAACTTGCATACATGAGAGCAGTATAATCTTCATTATTTTTTCCATTCACATCAGCTCCTGCCTTAAGGATATTTTTAATATCTCTTGTACTATTACCGTATGCGGATGCTCGTACGATCGGTGGTCCTTCCATACTACCGTTATCCATATTTACATATTCAGAAGCATCTTTACTTTTTAATAGTCTTTCTAAAATATTAGAATTCCCATTCTCAATCGCTTGAACTATATTATAATAACTTGAGTTTCCGCCATTTTGCTTTTTGGAACGTGTTTTTCTGTTATCTTTATTCGATTTTCTTTTTGTTTTTCCAGATTTTTTTTTCTCATTTGATAATTTGCGCGTAGGTGCCATTATATAATATAATATAATATATATTATATAATATATATTATATACTTGTAAATCATATAAAATGAAATAGTATAATCTTTCTATAATATGTCTTCAGTATCCATAATTGTTATTGAAAAGAGTGGTAATGTCAAAGAATTAAAGGTGAAAAATTTGGTAGAAAGTGATATTTATAAAAAAGCGGGATTCAAAACACCAAATGATTTCAAAGAACATACAGTATGGAAAAATATTAAGGTAAATAGTAGTGTATATAATATTCATGTTTATGGAAAAACTGTAGGTAGAGCGAATCAAGAAAACAAATATGAATTTCCACCACCGATAGATAATGTATTGTTTTTTGGGAGTTGTGTATTGATTAATAAAGCAGGAGATACTCCAAAGAATTTAACTGCGAATGAATGGAAAAACATTTATAATCAATTATATGGTGGGTTTGAAGATCTTGATAAAGAAGATAGTGATGAAGAAGATGAATATGACGAATTAGCAAAAACAAAAAGTGGATATGCAAAAGACGGATTTATTGTAGATGATGATGATGAAAGTTATGAAGATGATAGTGAAGAATTAAGTGATGTAACCCCTCCAAAAAAGAATAAACGTAAAGTTCCGACTAAATCTACAAAACGTTCTACCAAACCAACTACAGTATTCGATTTACAAGAAAGTGAAGATGATAGTGAATATACAAATGAATTACAAGAAGAAGAATATCTTTGAAAATTGAAATTATTTAAACAGTAAATATTATATTATATCTATAATACTTACGTATAATGCATTCTATAAATAATCCTACCGAGTTCCGTAAGAACATTTCAAACAAATTCAATTATATTATTGAAGATGAAGTGTTAAGTATTAATATTGAAAAAGGAGTGTTTAATTATTCATTAAAAGAGGCTTCTACAAAAAAAATTATAAAGAAGTGGGAAAATCCTCGTTTCGTCCAAATTTATATTGATAGATTGAGGACTATTTACATAAATTTGAAAAATACAGAATTTTTAAACCAAGTAAAAAATAAAGAAGTCACCCCTCAACAAGTTGCTTTTATGACACACCAAGAAATGAATACTTCACAATGGAGAGAATTAATAGAAAAGAAAATGAAACGTGACGCAAATAAGTTCACCACTGATATTCAAGCATCAACTGATATGTTTACTTGTAAGAAATGTAAATCCAAAAGATGCACTTATTATGAATTACAAACAAGAAGTGCGGATGAACCAGCAACTATTTTCGTAACATGTCTTGATTGTGGTAAAAATTGGAAATCTTAATAATCATTAGAAATAATAACATAAAAATTCGCAATTATAAAAGCACCAACCACAATATAAAAATATTCTAAAATTTCTCGTAAATCGTGTTGTAAGTCATTAATTAAACCTTCATCGATTAATGGAAAAAGAAAAAATTGTAGTTGTGATTCACTATACTCACTATCATCAGTATCTGAATAATTAATAACAGTATCACTTTCATCATTATCAATCTGTGTAAATGTAACATTTTCTTTTGGTTTTTTAGTAACTTTTACAACCTTTTTTTCAGGCTTTCCGATTCCTAACATTTCTTTTATGCGATTTTCTGAAATTTTGCGTTTATTCCATTTTTTCGAACTTTCCGAAATTTTCTTGGCAAAATAGGTTAACTCACTATCATTCATATTTTCAATTATGTTACTATATTTTATATCATTAGTATCATAATACTCATCCAACAATTCATTCACAAAGTCTTTTTTTGCTTTCTTACCGATTGATAAATTCACTTGGTAACCTAATAATCTAATTTCAGAAATATTATACAATGAAATTACATAAGTCAAGTATTTCATTTTAAATTTGCATTTCATATCCAAAGCAATAAATTCGTTAAATTCTTTTACCATATATTGGATTTGTGGGTCTTGACAATTGTTTATTGTATGTCCTTCGTCATCACAAAACGAACAATGTAATAATCTTTTATCTTTTTGTGACATTACTTTATTTACAGTTCTATTTCTATATTGCTTTTTTACAAAAGAAAAAATAATGAATATATACATTATTTTTTCAAAATGAGAATATTATACTAATATTTCTAAATCACGTAATTTCCAATATTCACAACCGCCATTTGGTAAAGGTCTTTTAATAATGAAGGGTATCTGTTTTTCTTCGAATTCTTTTAAAGCTATCAAATATCCATCAATTACATTTTCATCAACCTCTACAAATGACCTCGCACCGGCATTCAATTGTTTTGCCCGTTCTCCTAATATTCTTGCTTTTTCATAACGTGTCACGAAAGGTATAGTTTGATGTAAATCATCCACTATATTTCCATCATTATCGCGCACGACCTTTGATAATGTTTCAATTTCATCATAATTATGGCTATTTAATTCTGGATGAAAATTGGTAATAATATCATTTTTAACATTGTCATTTATTTTTTGTAAATAATCATCATCATAATCATCGTCACTTTCATCTTCGTCGCTATCTGTTATATTACCATTGTTAGATATCATTTGATTCATAATATTTGATTTATTATTATCTTCTTCATCAGAATCAATCATGGATAAATTATCATCGTCATCATCATTTATACTTAGAACTTCATCATCCAAGTCAATCTCATCATCATCCAAGTCAATCTCATCATCGACATCAATTATAGGTTTGCTTTTTATTTTTATGGCAGTAGGTTTTATTTCATCTACTACTATAGAATCTTCTTCATTGTCTTCAATTTCACTTAGAATGTCTTGATCGTCGTCCATTATACTTTACTATACTATTAGATAATGTAGTTTTTCTAAATCGTTATTAAAACCTATTATTTTCAATTTTATAGAATTCATAGTTTATTTACGTTCATCTGTTTTCCATTTAGTATCACAATCAACGCAAATATATAAATATTTTAAATTATTATTATCATAACGAATATAAATTACACCATTTTCTGTTTTACATTCGTTATTGGGACATTTCATATTATATAAACGAGGTAATGTTGGATCTAATTTTGTATACTCATTAAATAGATTGTTAAATTCGTGTTCTCCTTTCTTCATATGTGTATTCATAATATTTACACCGTCCTCTGTAATTGTTTCATCTACGTGTCTACAATTACGGCAATAATAAGTTAGTTCATTCTGGTTTTCAGCATTTATACCAATGTAATACATATTATCGCACTTTTCGCAAAACTTCATTATATACTACTAAGTATAATTTATTTAAATTCTATTTGTATATCTTTATTAATTCAATTTTTAGCCATAGACAATTTAGAAGAGTTTGATAACTTGGATATATAAAAACATTCAAATAATCATTACCATTCACGGTTTGTATTTTAGTTATTTAAAATGGAAAATTGAAAAAAGAATTGTATATTTTAAAACGTAATAAAAATATACCACCAATATATCCAAAAGCGATGGAGGGATCTATCGGTAGTTTAAAAACTACAAAACCCAAAAAACCCATATTTAATGCTAAGTATGCTGGGTTTGAAGATTTCACACGAAAACACTTAGTTCGTAAAGGTGAAACAATTGATAAAACAAAAATAACCAATACCCGTATAGGGAGCAAAGACGATAACATATACGGAGGAACGTATATAATACCCCAAAGTGAGTATGACCTATTTTTGGAGTTATACGCTCAGGACATATTATCCAAGAATAAAAAGGAATATTTTACAGAAAAGCAGTTGGAGGATACTGGACCTATTCTGGTTGATGTGGATTTACGTCACGAGTATGATATTGATGAACGTGAATATACTATATCTCACGTTGAAGATTTACTAGACCATTATTTAGATATTTTCAAAGATATATTTCAACTTGATGATAGCAGTCAGTTTAAAATGTATGTTCTTGAAAAACCAACAGTTAATCGTGTCAAAGACAAGAACTGCACTAAAGATGGTATTCATATTATAATTTCTCTGAAAACCGATAGGGTTACACAGAAGATAATTCGAAATAAAATAATACCTTTGGCTTGTGAATCTTGGGGCGATTTACCATTAACAAACTCATTTGAAGATATTTTCGATAAAGGCATTAGTGATGGCACTGTAAACTGGCAACTGTATGGTTCACGTAAGCCAAATCACGCCCGTTATAAGTTAACACATATTTATGATGTTACCTATGATTCATGTGATGGTGAATTTATGCGTAAAGAAATACCAGTAACGTCATTTGACATCAAAGAGAATATTCGAGAGTTGTCAGTTCGTAACGAAAATCATCCATCATTCTTTTTAAAATCGTCATTTTTAAAAGAGCGAGAAGAGTTTGATAGGGCTACAACCTTGAAAAAGACTGGTAGCTCATCTAATTTGAAATCGATACAAATTATGCGTGAACTTCCCTTAGTTGAAGAGGTGAATTTATCAAGTATTCGTAATCAAGAAGAGTTAGATATGGTTTTGAATAATTTCCTTGAATCAACCGAACAATCACAATTTGATGCTGATTTAAAAGAAGCGTATGAATATGTAATGATTTTGCCCGAGTCTTATTATGAAAATGGTTCTTATACTAAATGGATTAAGGTGGGATGGTGTCTAAAGAATATTAGTAACCGACTATTGATTGTTTGGTTGGCATTTAGTGCTAGGTCAATCACATTTAGTTTCACAAGCATTCCGGAGTTATGTGATATGTGGCGTAATTTTGAAAGACGTATTAATGATGGCATTACAAAGCGTTCTTTATTCCATTGGGCGAAAACAGACGCACCAGTAGATTATGAACGCATACGACAGTCTTCATTAAATTACCACGTAGACCAGAGTCTAAAGATTGGTGGTAAAAAGGATGATAAATCTGGTTGTGGTGATTTTGATTTAGCTTTTGTGCTATATCAGATGTGTAAGCATAATTATATCTGTACTAGCGTTAAAAATAACATGTGGATGACCTATCGTAATCATAAGTGGCACGATTTAGATTCAGGAACAACTCTTAGAAAGACTATTTCCAATGAGTTACGAGACCTTTATCGTAATAAGGCGGTCCAATACATGCATAATAATGATTCTTCAAAAGGTAGAACTGATGATAATGAACCAATTGCCGAGCAAGATGAGATTCATCGTGTTCTTCAACAACGGGCTATTAATATCACACATAAACTCGCACAAACAAGTGATAAAGATCATATAATGAAGGAAGCGAAGGAGTTATTTTATGATGGTGAATTTTTAGGAAAGCTTGATACTAACCCATATCTATTATGCTGTAAGAATGGCGTATATGACTTTAAAGAGAAATTTTTCAGAAACGGTATTCCTGAGGATAATATTTCAATGTCAACCAACATTAAGTATATTCCCCTTGATGAAACCAAGCACGGCAAGACAATTAATGATATTAAGAAATTTATGGCAGAACTTTTTCCAGAAGGAGAGTTGCTTGAATACATGTGGGATCATCTTGCTTCTACACTACTTGGTACTTCTTCGAATCAAACATTCAATATGTATATAGGTGGAGGGCAAAATGGAAAATCAGTCTTAGTGAATCTAATGGAGATAGTTCTAGGTGACTATAAAGGTGATGTGCCACTAACATTAGTAACTGATAGACGTGGTAAAGTTGGCGGTCTAGCACCCGAAATCGTCCAACTTAAAGGTAAGAGATTTGCTGTAATGCAAGAGCCGTCTAAAGGTGACGTTATTAATGAAGGTATTATGAAACAATTGACTAGTGGTAAAGATCCTATTCAAGGAAGAGCACCCTATATGCCTCAAACAATTTCATTCTTACCACAATTTAAGTTAGTCGTGACGTGTAATGTATTTATGGGAGTAAAAAGTAACGATCACGGAACTTGGCGTCGTATTCGTGCTGTCCCGTTTAAATCTTTATTCACTGAAAACCCCGTAGAAGGTGATTTTGAAAAACCATATCAATTCTTAATTGATAAAAACATCGATGAAAAGTTCGACTCTTGGAAAGAAGTATTCTTAGCTATGTTAATAAAACGAGCTTGTAAAACTAACGGTATAGTAAATGACTGTGATATCGTTTTACAGAAGAGTAACGAATACCGCAAGAGCCAAGATTATCTATCCGAGTTTGTCAATGAATGTGTTCTTCGCAGCGGACCAAAGTCATGCATACAGAAGAGCGAACTTAATAACGAGTTTGTTCGGTGGTATGAACTCAACTACGGCGGAAGAGGACCATCTCCAAAAGACCTACACGAATATATGGACCGTTGTTTTGGTAAGAATAAAAACTCGAAATGGTATGGCGTTGAGATTAAATATGAAGATAATGAAGATGAAGATGAAGATGAAATAATACAAAACAACTTAAAAGATGACATAAATGGTCTATAAAAAAATATAATAAATATTGTATATATTTTTTTATTTCACAGGTTCATATGGTTCAGCACGTATCATTGATTTTATTAATTTATATTGGTCGTATATTACCATTTCCAAATTAAATATAAAAATTGGGTATAATGATATAAGCAAAATAATTATTAATTTACCATATATATTTCGTGTAATGAGACCAGTAAATACCCTATAACTAACATATATAGCAACAATTATATAGGCTATTAATAGTAAATTGTTTAATTCTTTATAATAAGGTATTTTTGAATCTTCTACAATATACTTACGATCAGCAGTAGTTAAATTATGTTTTTGATTATTTATTTCCATAGAAACCTCTTTATTTTGAGATGAAAGTAACCTATAATAATTTTCAGATTCGACATTTTCTTGTTTTTTTAATGGAATAACATCTTTTATGATTTTACTAGTCCTACTTTTATTAGATATAAACTGATTTTTTTCTTCTGGTAAATCATAATTATATTTTTGATCATTTGTTGCTGTTGTGTCTTTGATGTTATAGTCTATTAGTTGGATTTCTTTTTCTATATTTTCAATTTTTTTATTTAAATCATCGATCTTTCTTTTTATATCTTCCTTATTACCAATTTTTAAAGGTTTATTTTTATCGTATAATGGTTTTTCATTATTATATTCACGTTGATAACCATCTCTTTCCCTCTGTAAATATGATATATCGGCTTCTAACTGACTGTGTGTCCTTTTACGGTCTTTTATTCTGTTTTCTAATTGACTTGTACTAAGTCCGTCATACTGACCCATTATTTATTATAATATAGTATTATATTTTCATTATAACTAAATCATACATTCGATATAATAACGGATATAAACCTAATATTAACATTATTACTATTTTATTTCTTAATGTAATATCTTTTTGGATATAGATAATTTGATAAGTAATAATTACAAATAATATGTAATATACCCACCAAAATATAGAATTTAAGGTCATAAAATATCTATTATGATCGTCTTGATATTCAGAATTTCGTAAATCATTACTATATTTGGATTTTAATTTATTTGATAGTCTAATTAAATTTCTATTACGATCATTGTAGTCTTTATATTTTAATTTTTGTCTATCAATAACTTTACTATATAATATATTGAATTTATCATCTAAAAATAGTGTTGTTAATTTTTGTGTATCATTATATTTATCTATTTGTTCTAATGCTTCGTTTATAGATAGGTGTATATATTCTAATTCAACTAGATCATTTTCTAATCGATTTTTTGTATTCAGTAATTCATTTCTTACAGTATTACGATCATTACTATCATTTCCTAAAGCTGCTATTTGACTATCTAATTCTTTCAATTCATTTCTAATACCTGTTAATTTTTGTTCTATCTCATCTTTTACACGTATTGCCTCAATTCTTCTGTTTCTTACCTCATCAATCGAATTATCCCAACCATTTAATGCACTTATTAGAATTGATTTTGATGGACTACCTCCCATAATATATTATTCTTCTTATATTATGGAATTATATTTATTTAGACTTTGGAATAATTGTCATATTCGTTTGCATAATTCGATTTAACATTATCTATATTAATACGACGTCGTCTAAATTCAGATGAATTTAATAAAGTCGTAAATTGTTCTGATGTGCTTTCATTTGTAATTGTATTAGGGTTATATTCATCATCATGCACGCATTTTGATATATCTCTATCCCATTTTGTTCCTGGATTACAACAATATGAACCTACACAACCATATAAATTGATTCCACCTAATAAATCACTACCTTCACCCTTTTTAGCTGCTGCCGCCGCCGCTTGTAATTCTTGTTGTGTTCTAGCGGCTGGTTCCGGTATGTCTAATCTATCGAAATTGGTTTTTTCACGTCTTGAAACTTCCATTAATGTGCTGATTGTAAATATAGAAGCAGTAAACAATACTAATATGGTTACTAAATTAAAGATAAATGATGGTATAAAAACAAAATGATTTTTTAATATTGTTGATAAAACACTTATTGCTAAAGCAAATACCCAAACAAATTTTATTTTATTATGTTCGGATTGTTTTTTTTGATGACTATCGTTTAATGCGATTACACGTTTTTTACTAATGAGAGCATTGTCAATAGATTGCTTTTTACGTAATAATCTTTCTTTTTCAGTATCTACAATATCTTTTACCTTATCTTGATGGGTTAATACATTGGTAGTTGCTATGTCTGATTCCTGAAATGTTGTATGTGCGGTTTCTAATTGATTTTGTAAGTCATTTACCTTATTTGATAAGTTAGGGTCATTTGTTTTACCTGAAAGGCTATCTAAATAATTTTTCTGTAAACTAACTACTCCTTTTAAATCGGTGTTTATCTTTCCCATTTCTAATAAATATATAGTATAATAACATTATATATTTATTCTCTTGCTATCACAATACTCGCCAGTAGTAATGTGGATGCGGTTATGATACCTAAACTAAATAATCTATCATTGTATTCGATCATTTCTTTTGTATCATCTAAACGAACATCGGATACATCTTTGGATTTATCTAATTCTACCGACAAAAAACTGTTTTTATACTTTTTATTATTCATTAACTGGTCTCTTAATCCAGTTTCGTCAGCATTTGTAATCGAATTTATATCAGCATCTAATTCATTATAGTTATCATTTACTTTATCCAATTTCTTTGTATATTCATCTTCCATTTTTTCTAAAGGTTGTATTTGGTTTTTATTTATGAAGTCTTTCACTGGTTCATTTTCACCCATTTCTGCTGTGGTTTTAAAACCTTCAAACTTGCGGGTTTGTTTATCCTTTAATCCTGCTACGTCAGTTCCCAATAACTCTTGATATTGTGTGATAGGTGTATTACTTATTTCATAGTCGGAATAAGCATTATAATTAGATATATGTGTGACTTCACGATTTGGTAATGATTTATTAGGATTTTTTAAAATATATGCATCTTTTTCGGAAAGATTATTAGATTGAACGGATTTCATTTTTTTGTTTTTTATATATAATGATGATTTTTTAATATTTGTACCTGGCTGTGTAGGAATAAATTTGCTTGGAATTCCGGTATTACCGACACAATAATTATCACCTGTTTCATGTTCCATATAATATACATGCCCGCAAACATTCCCTTCATTACATTTTTTAAAGCATTCCTCTTTATTTTGTACTATTGTTCTATAGGTTTCATCTTCTGGTATAAAATTACCAATATATTTAAATGTTTTATCACCTTCCATCAAATCATTACTAATAGGTCTTAACGATTTATTTGAATTGTCAATTAACATATATTTATTCATTAAGTCTGTGGCATTTGTTTTATATGCTTTGTAGTCACCTGTGTTCTCCTTTTTTGTATAGTTATCTTTACAACCTTGTATTGTCTTTTTCAATACTAAATTACCTTCTTTTGTCATTTCTAATTTGAAAACATTACTGCTTGATACTAAACTATTACCCTGATATTCTATTTTGTCCCCTTTATTATTATAAGCATCATAAGGATATAAGTAATTTTTTGAAGAAGTTTTCATCCATTTTGGATTTGGCAGTCCTTTATTTAAATCACTTATTTGAACTATTGGTTTATCATTTGCATATACTACTCCAGCATTATCTAAATATAAATTTTGTCCTCCCAATCTGTTTCCATTTACATCATCACATTCAAAAGTTCTCTTCTCATTTTTTCCGATAGTGTTCCAATGGTTATTATGTTTTTCATCACGTATTTCTTGTACGCGACGGTCTTTTGCTAAACGTATTCTCTCTTGTTCTTCTTTAATTACATTGATATTTGCTCTTGTTATGGCATTAGAATCATCTAATGCTTGTTGTTGCTCGGTAACTTTTCTTTGATATTCTGCTTTTGCATTCTTGAGTTTTTGTAATTTTTCTTCTTTTTCTTTGTTTATTAAACCCTGCGCTGGACCAGTATTACAAAAATCCCAACGATAACCACGATTATCGGTATAACACCATAATCTGGATTCTCCATCAGGATTTCTACAATAATTGTGATTACCGATTCCTCTATTTGGATAATTTCTATCTGTTCGACTATGACTATGTGGTGATTGTGACGTCCAATTTTGACAAGTATATCCATGATGTGTTTTATTTAAATCACCAGTATAATAAGCTCCATTATGTTTTGTAACGTGTTCTAATTTATATGCCATATCATTATTTATTTTTTGTTCTTCAGCACCCCAATCTCGTTGATTTACAGTAATACTATTATATGACTCACTCCTTTTTTTCATATCATCTTCATATGCCTTTATCTTTGCATCCAATTCTGTTATCTCCGCATCAAAATTTCGTTGATTTGCCATAATATATTTAATACTAATTTATATATATTATAGATTTAATTTTATTGAATATCATTATATCTACTTCCATAACAAGTTTTTTCGCTATCTTTTAAGATATAATAATCTTGAGGATTATTGTAAGCGTTTTCATCTATAGTATTACCTATTTGTTTCAATACATTTCCTCCACTATCACAAATAAATAAAGCTCCGTTTCTATAATAAGCATAGTTACCTGGCTGTATTAAATGTTTTTCATTATCGTTAAATGCTTTCCATATTGTTACTTCTTTTAAATCATCACTAGATTCTTCTATTGTTTCAGATATAGGTTCACTAACATAGCAATCATAAAACCCTTGTGAAGTTAATTGCTTATCATTTTCTACTAAAGAATAGTATACACGATTTTGTTGTCCTCCGGTAGAAGCATTTTTTAAATAATTATGTTGTTTTACTGCTGCGTTTAACTTACAACTTTCTTCTGTATGAAGATAATTATCAACTTTATTCATAATCATAGGCGGTTCTTCTTCATTTTTTATGTAACAACCTCCTTCCAATTTGGATACACTATTATTTTCAAGAGGCATATATGTAATTTTAAAATTATTAACAGCAGTATTTATGCTATCGCGTAAATTTTGTCCTATAGTATTCAAATTTCCAGTTATTGGTGGTATGTCATTTTGTTTATTTGTTCCACTCATATTTATTATATTATACTATAAATGGATAATATAATTTTATCGCTTTATCATATTACGGATAAACAACCCTGTTATAAATACACCAGTAAATATCCCTGTATACAACAATACATCTTCAGCAGCTGTTCTTTCTAAACCCAATAAGTTATTTTCTTTATTCACCATTTTATTTTTTATTTTTTTATTTTCAATAGTAGGATTATTGTAGTTACTGTAAGTGGGTCTATAAAAATCAGCTCCTTCTAATCCTTTTTCAGTTTTTTTGTTATATTTTTTAACACTACATTCCATTGATCTATTAAGATTTATAAAAGTTTCTGTACTTACTTCTACATCATTCAATATAGGAGTTCCGTATAATTTAATCATATTGAGACGTAATTTATGGTTACCAGTATACAATTCACTTACTATTAATCTGAAATAAGAATATTTATTATAACTAGTCACCGCAAACATCTTTTCTGGTTCATTTTGTGATGGTAAATCATTAACTAATTGTTGGTCTATATAATCCCATTGGTCTCCGTTATTTGAACCTACTAATGTAAATTTTACAGGAAATGTATTTATTGCTTGAAATGTAGGAGTTCTTAATAAATATTTACTTAAATATATTGGTGTTGGTAATTTAATTTGTATCCATTCTCCTTCTATTTCTGTTTTATTCTCATTTGGTCCTACTCTTGTAAACCATTTGTTATTATTATTATCAGCACCTCCGCCTAAATAGCTTGATGGTGTTGTTCCTGAATAAGATTTTTGTGTATAACTTGGATATGATCGTGTTCCTTGAGTATTATTAGGATTATTTATATTATCACATTCCCAATATTTATCATCATTATTAAAAGCATTAAATCCCAATGTATCATCGCTGTAATATGATGAGGTTTTGACTTCATATTTACCATTATAGTTATAATCTCCATTTGTTTCTATATCTGATATTGTAGTAGACATACTGGTTAATGATGCATTTTCTAATGGAATTGCTTGAACTATACTAGACATTGCTTTATATTATAATAATATATAAAACTCTATTTATGTATATTATTATAGTTTTCTAAAAATGAAATATAATGAGGAAGTTAATACGACCGATAACACTAAACTAGAATACATTGTGTTATCATATTTCAGTTTATAATCATTGTGTATTGATTCCTCTTCAGCATTCAACTGTCTTAATTTTTCATCCAATTCCTTTCGTAAAGGAACTATTTCTTTATGCTTTTTGATAATTTCGTTATGGGTTGTTTCATATTCAGCTACAGTTGAAAAATTATTTAAGGGTGTATTTTGTAACTTTGTAATACTTTCCGTGGTTAACTTATTATAAGCGTTATTAACTGTATCTATGTTTGTATCTTCATCACTACAGCCTGCTCTTATATTTTCTGGTAATGTTATATCGCTACATGTAATATATTTATTATACTTTTCACTGAATTGTTTTAAATCTTCTAAAACTTGTATATTTTCATCCATCATGGTTAAGCCTTCAATCTTTGACATATTCTTCTTATTAATATATGGTTGGAAAGTTTCGCAGAGTTTATTCACAGTATAACATTTATTTCCATATAAGTTGAATATTGATAAAGATAATGAACCCAAACCATTATAATTTATAGTACTTGGATTTAATGAGCTAATTACTAGACGTATACGTTCATACCGTTTCTTATTTTTTAGTGTAAATGGTATAGGTGTATTATCATCGTAATACACAGGAGTATAGTCAAAATGGCTGTCAATTATTTCCCATTTATTATTATTTGTGCCTAGTAAATAAAAGTCTTTGGGAAATGGTTTTAAATTTCCATTTTCTTCTCTTTTACCTGGTAATAATTCGTATTTATTTATTAATAATTTACTTTTTAGTATTATATCTATCCATTCACCTTTTATAATAGAACCATTTATCAATATTGTTTGTTTATTTCCCGTATATTTTCCATCATCTCTTACTCTAAATGGTAAATTATTTATGTATTCCTGTTTATTTGATATTTTACTATTTAAATTGTTAATTTCACTAGTTATTTTTGCTTCAATTTCACTTATATCTATTTTAATTTTATTAGCTTCTTCTTGTTGTTTCTTTTTTTGTTCCTTTTGTTTATTATAGTTGTTTAAAGCATCTCTATCAATTACATATATAGTCGCAGATAAACTACGATCACCCCAACCTCCGCCATAATCCGTTCTTTTAACATAAAAGTATTTTTTATTATTATGTGTGTATACAGATGATAATTTAAAGGTGTCATCGAAACTATTTTTAAGACTTTTATTTACTGTATCGATCGCATCGTTTGATACTTCTATGTATTTAGTATTACTATTCGAACTACCGATATATACAGACTGTGTTTTACGAAAATCTGTATCTTGTTTATTCATATCCAAATCATTTTTTTCTAGGTCTTTTAATGTGTTTTTTAATTTATTAATTTCGTTACTATAATTTCTGTCTTCTGTATCCCTTGATTGGTATATACCCATTAAATAATCATTTACATTTTGTTTATTACTACCATCTTTTACTATTGAACCTCTTGAATAACTTCCCTTGGTAACCTTTCTATTTACATAAAAATCATCGTCTAATGTTATTGTTTCATAACGTGTGCTCCACTGTGTTAATGGATTATTATCAGCTATATTTTTTAAAATATTAGTTGTATTGTTACTTGATGCAGTAATTTCTTTGATTTCTTTTTCAAATAGATCCATTACATTTACATCAATCCCTTCATCATTTTTTGAAATGTTTCTATACCAAATGTCTTCTTCTGATGTCATAATATTATTTAACTTATAATAATATTATATTTTATACTTTTCTAAAACGATAAATTAATACCATTAATCCTACTATGCCTATTGATAAATTTGCGGTTTTGAATAATTCTTTATTAAAAACACTTTTAGAATCGTCATATTTTCCAACAGAACCACTATGTGTTTGTTGTATATTCAATATAATGTCAGCTAATGCCTTATTTTGACAAACTTCTCTATCTAAACAATCTTTTCTGTTATTTACAAATTCTTCTCCTTCGCATTTTGATTTATCATAAGGTTTATTTAATATATCAGAACAGTCATTTTGTGATGGCATATCACCCGACCGAATCGCATTTTGATAAAAAAAATCCTTAGGATTGTATCCTACCTGAATATTTGTATTAGTCATATTATACTATATTTTTATATTTTTTATACGCAAACACGATAATAATTGTAATCTAATGCTGTAGAACTTTCTCGTTTGAACTCACAAATATCTCCTGGTCTAATACACATTACTAGGGCTTGAGGGTCAAAACGTGATATTTCTGGCAATTGTTTTGAATTCATAATATTATATTTCTTTTTCAGTTCTTTTATTTGATTATCTCCTAAAATTTCACATTTTGGCACGAATGTATGATTTAAAATATTATATTGAAGTCTATTTATGTTATGTATAATTACAAAGATACCATCGTGATCGTATAAATATTTAACCTTATTTATAATAGTGTCATTTGGTTCATCTTCTATAATAATTATTAATGTATCGTCTTTGGTAAGGACATTATCAATATTATATAAGTCTTCAATTATGTTGTCTAAATTCGCGCGATTTATTTGTTTTGATGTTAAATAATATTTAACATATGCTTTACGATTATTATTTTCGTTTGTTAATAACATATCTAATTGATTGTTACTATTCATTGCATCTATTTCGTTAATACTAAAATCGAAATAGTCTTTGATGTTGTATGATAATAGTTCTAATTGTTCTAACAATGTATTTCTAGATTTAAAAAGTTTCAAAATACGGTTATTTGAAGTTGACATCCTATATTATATAAATAATTGATACTTTTATATAATATTATTATATTTTCAATTTTATACCTTCTTTACAACTAAATTATTAAAGTCTAGTTTTTCGGGTCCTTTATCAGATACTGGTATTTCTGATATGGTTTCTGTTACTTTTGGTTTAAATTCTGGTTTTATATCTTGAATTGATTCATTTGGATCGTTTGTATATGTATTTTCTTCATTCATAGCATCATTACCTGTAGACAAATCATTTCCATTATTGATTATCTTGATATTAATTGGTGGTTGGAATGTAGGTTGAACTCCGCCAGTAAAAGCAGGTTTTGCACCACCACCCATTGGACTTGGGCTTGGGCTTTCTGATGGTGGAGGTGGGGGTGGGGTCATTGAACTGTTTATTGAACCATAATCATCTATTTTATATATGTCTAAAGCTGTTACTAACTTTACCATATCACTATCATTCTTACTTGGAGTATTCGTTTCTATCTTTAAAAATCTATCTCCAATATTAGTTACAACCCATTTACGGTTTGGTATATCATCACCTCTGAAAAATACTTCTTCGCCTACGGAATATTCACGAGCTTGATTAGACAGTTCATTAAATTCTGGTTTTTCTGGGGTCGGTGACCCATATATCTCTTTTACCAACGATTCGGATAGTCCAGGTTCGTCTTCTGAATGCACATATGGACTTCCAGGAGCAAATTCAGGAGATTTTTGTGTTTCAGGAGATCCATAAATTTCTTTTACTAATGATTCAGATAGTCCTGGTTCGTCCTCTGAGGGCACATATGGGCTTCCTGGAGCAAATTCTGGTGATTCGGGGGTCTTCTTTTCGTCAGGTTTAGTCTCTTCCTCTTCTACTACTGGTGTTTGTATTTTCTTTTCATTCGATGTTCTCAAGTTATCTTTCATATTTCTCACTATTTCTTGTGGAGAAAATTCATCTTTAAAAGTTAAACGATTAATATTATTTGAATAGGACATATTTTCTAACTGGTCGATGTTATCGTCTGTAATTAGACGCATTTGAACGTTAACTGTTTGTAATTCCTGCATTAATAATTTTAATGAATAAGGAACATTTACAATGCTGAAACTACGACCAAACTTACTTACTTGTTCCAAATGTTGTTCTTTACCATCTAATGAACCAGTGAATTTCAGTGGACCATCTGCCATTGGACTCATAAAAATGTTCTTTGATGGGTTATAAACAGCCATCATACCTGTAGTATTACAAACTGCTATATGGTATTTATCTGCTCTATCCATTACGGACTCACGTAAGAATTCACTCGCACCGATTGATATTACAACATCCCTTTCCATTTCTCCTATACGTAAACCACCGTCATTGGCACGCCCAGATACGGGTTGTCTGGTTAATTGTGTATTTGGACCTCGAGCACGATAATTCACCTTATCTTTTACCATATGTTTCAAACGCATATAATAATTTGGACCCATAAATATTTCACTTTCGATTTGTTCTCCAGTCATACCATTATATAATAATTCATTACCACTTGAATGATAACCTACTTTTGATAACATTTCACCAAACACCTTTATCTTTGAACCTTTATTATTAAAAGCAGTACAATCTGTAAATCCGCCATACATTGAAGATGCTTTTCCTACTATACATTCGACTAAATGTCCTATTGTCATACGTGATGGAATAGCATGAGGGTTTATGATTAAATCCGGTTTAACACCATCCTTTGTAAATGGCATATCTCGTTCGGGAATTACTAAACCAACTGTTCCCTTTTGTCCCGCTCTGGAAGCCATCTTATCTCCTAGATTCGGTATTCTTATTTCACGCACTCTAACTTTGGCTATTCGCTTACCTTGTTCTCCGTCTGTTATAAATGTTTTATCTACAGTTCCTAATTGACCCTTCTTTGGCATTTTTGACATATCACTTACACCTGAACCTTGTGCTGAACTTCTAGTTACCATTCCAATTAATACAGTTTTATCATTTATATCTGTATTTTCTCGTATAATTCCATATTTATCCAATTTACTGTAATCATAACCTGGTTTGGTTCCTACTATATCTAATTCTGATTCTATATTTGTAAATGTATTTTCGGAAGTTTCTTCACCACTTTTACTAATTTCTTCGTGCTTTTCGTAAGTAGTGTAATAAGTTGTTTGGAATAAACCTCTCTTTAAAGCACCTTCATTTACTAATATAGCATCTTCTACATTATAACCAGTATAACACATTATTGCTACAATTGTATTTTCGCCATATGGGTTCTCTTCCTTGTTAATATAATCTAGATAACGTGATTTTACAAGTGGAATTTGTCCGGATGATAATACTACCGCAGTTTTATCCATTCTTACATGATAATTTGTATGATAAATAGAACAAGCTTGTTTACTTTGACCGCAAGAAAAGGAATTACGAGAAGCCGGATTATTTTCAGGGAAATTAATTATATTTGACATTGTTCCAAATATTAATGATTCGTGTATTTCCAAATGAGTATATTTATCCTCTTTGTTACTTTCTAACATTTCATCATTAACAGCTATCAACGCATTTTCAGTTTCATTGGTATCTATATAATCAATAATTGCCTTTTCTTCTATAAAACGCTTCATACGTGCAGGATTTGTTTCTGAATTTATATTTTCATACAATTCAGATAATTCATACATATTATAATCGTTTGGATTAAAATCTTTTACTGATTTTCGGTTAAAACCGGATACCAAATCATTCCATGTGTAATCTCCTTCATCCAAATGTTTCTTTACAACGTTGTTCTCAAATGACATTTTATTTGTCTCATTGTCTCGGTAGAAGATTGGTCTACATATACGTCCTCCATCTGTATAAATAAATACAGTATTTTGAGATATTTGGAAGGTTACACTTGTATAAATGGGGATTAAACCATTTCTTCTGAATAAACGTATCTTTTCAACTGTGTCTTTTGGTTCTTCTACTACTCCAGCCCATAATCCATTTATAATAACCTTTGTTAATTTGGATAAAGCAAATGGAGTGCATTCTTCAAGCAATTTCATTTCTACTTTCTCACGCAACCATTTTATCATTGGTTCACGAGATACTCCTTGGGTTATATACGCAGTAATTGCCATATGTTTATGAATACCAATATTACCACCATCTGGTGTATCAATTGGGTCAAACATACCCCACTGAGTGCTATGTAAAACACGAGGACCAATTAATTTCGCACTTGAATCTAAAGGTAGATTTGTTTTACGTAAATGACTTAATGCCGAATTATAAGACAAACGATTTAAATCCTGAACTACGCCGATTCTTTTTGTATGTGACTGTGCTCCCCAATTACCTTTGAATGCTTTTCGGAATCCTTCTTCTACATATTTTTCACTGAATACTGTTTTATAATTTTGTTCGACTAAACTCTGTAAGTTATCTTCATAAATGGCTTTATTAAAAGTTAATATCTCTTCGTAACCTTTATGAATCTTATTTAGTTGCATGGTATAATACTCACGGAATAATTCATACATTAATGTTCCTACTAATTCTATTCTCTTATATTTGAAATTATCACGGTCAGTTGGGTCTTCTACACCAGTATAAACTGATAACAAACGTTTTGTAATATAACCAAGATAATATGCTTTATCTAAATGATTGGTTTCACCTACATGAGGTAAAAAATAATCAGCCAATATTTCTTGGGCGTGTGATACGGTTTTTCCTTTAGTTAATGATGCTATATATTTTAAAGCTGTTACTTGAGTTAGAATTCCTCCCGCATCGTGAACTGATGGAGTAAAAATATCGATTAAACTGCTGTTTTTATCCAGGTCTAATAAACACATTGTAATTATTTGTTTATCGGATATTATACCTAATGCACGAAAAACAATAAACAATGGAACTGGTTTCCTTACATTAGGTATAACTACAACTATATTTTTAAATGTATATGATGATGTCGGTGCCATTATTTTTACAGATAGCGTTCTGATTGGTTTTGATGCATTCTCTGATACAGAACGTATTTCGGCTGAATATAAATATTTTTCATCTCCATCTTCATCTCCCATTTTACGAATATACAACATATTATTACCAAACTTCTCTTGAGAAACAACTGTTTTCTCTTTGCCGTCTATTATAAAATATCCACCGTGGTCGTTTCTACATTCACCCATGGTATGTCTTACATCTGCTGGTAATCCGGATAATACACAATAATTTGATTGGACCATTATTGGAAATCTACCCAACAATACCTTTTCTATTGTGGTATTTCTTACTTGAGTATTATTATCTAACATTGATTTTTCGGTTAATTCTCTTATTAGGGCAGTATCGTCAGTTGTTAATTCATCGACTACACGTTTTTTTCCTTTACGTTTAGGAGCTCCACCTTCCATTTCTTTTTGTTCCTTACCTTCTTCTATATCAATATCAGTTGGGTCGTAATTTTGGGTTTTAAAATTTATAAATTTTTCTGGTTCAGTATATTCGCCACCTGTAAATAAGTCATCTGGACCTACTAATTGAGGTTCCTGACCTTTATCTAAAATATCAATGTATTCTATTTCTATATCATAATGTATTGTCATTCCATATGTCATATTCCTTAATCTTGCTTCATTTGGAAACATATAATGTGAATTATTATCGTCGTATATTACTGGTTTTCCAAAGTATATCTTATCTCCATTTTTACCACCAAAATACATTATGCATTGACTACGATAATCATTAATATCTTTGTCAAATTTCGTTCGTATACGTAAAGGATTCTTCTCTTTAAATATTTGAAATATTCCATTTTTAAAAAAATCATTATACGATTCCGTATGGTGTCTTACTAAACTTTGCGGATTATCTTGAAAATACTTATCCATTAACTTCCATATTGTTGAATTATCCATATCAAGATGTATATAAAATAGAGAACATATATTTATACATTTTTATTTTATATTTTTAGTAATCTCTCATAATTATTTTCTTTGTATAGTATATAATTTGTTATGGATAACTTCCTTCAATCTGTATTTGGTCCTCTCGGTAAAGATTACTGCCTTTACTTTTACTTTCTTTCTATGTTAGGATTCTTCCTTCTTGCTCTATTGATTGTATCCAGCCTTATGGTCGGCATCTCTCAGCGTAAGGGATTTGACTTCTACTTCCAAATGGTAACTGTTGCTGTCGGTTATGCTATCTTTTACTTCCAAAACCGTCTTTTACACTCTATGTGCGTAGGAAGTGTATAAACCAAAATATTTAGTATATAATATATAATACACATATGGATATTTTATATTATAGTAATTATTGTACTCATTCTCAAAAAGTTCTACAGACATTGGTTAAAGGCAATATGAGCGATAAAATAAGTTTTATATGCATTGATAAACGAGTTCAAGACCCAAAAAGTAATCAAACTTATATTATTCTTGAAAATGGTGGTAAAGTTATTTTACCACCTAACGTACAGAGTGTTCCATCTTTGTTATTAATTAATGAAAATTATCGGCTTCTATACGGCAGTGAAATCGTCCAACGATTTCATAAAGATATTAAACAAAAAGCGAATATTGCTACAAATTTCAATGGAGAACCTATGTCATATCAGTTATCAAAAGGAAATGGTGGCACTAATATCACGTCAGAGCAATATACTATGTATGATATGTCACCAGAAGAATTAAGCGCAAAGGGTTCTGGTGGAAATAGACAAATGTTTAATTATGTTTCTTATGATAACAATTTACAACTTATACAAACACCGGATGACACTTACAAACCTGATAAAGTTTCCAATAGCGTTACTGTCGATTCTTTACAACAAAGACGTATGGATGAAATTAATGAAATTATGCCAAATAAACAACCATTCGGACAACAAATTACTAATTAAAAACAATATAAATAATATGTTAGTTTAATTATTATAATATATTATGGCTGATAAACCCACTCTTAGTCGTGCTTTTAATACCCACCTTCTTGAATTCTTTGACGATATTATTCGTATTTATCCTGATAATACGGATATTGTAAAGGCAAAAACCTCATTCGAAACCATTAAAAAGGCAAACCCTTCCCTTATTGTTAAGGCTTGGTTCCAAAAGGTATATATTCCTTACCTATCAGTTATTGATGATGGGGATATTTCATTCTTTTTCGATAAGGATTATTCACAAGACCTTCAATCTGTTTCTAATGCTGGAGAGATTATGGCTATGATTGATAAGATTAGACAGCCTATTCGCACTATGAGCGATGAAAATAAAGACCATTGTATGGTATATATTCAAAACTTGAGTAAGCTTTCTGTAGCTTATTCAAATATGTAAGTTATTGATATAACAAATATAATAATTCACAAGGATTTAAAATATTCAAGTATTCTTTCACTTTATTTCTAGTTATTTTCTCTTTATTTTCCTTCCTCAAGGAAGGAATGTAAACTTTATTATGTATTTGTTCTACGTAACGTTGATATTTTTTTGGCATTATTATATTGTTCTTAAAAATATACTTACTCAAATAGTGTTGATGTATAACAGTTATTAATCTTTCATATTCATTATGGACTGTATCACGAATGTTTCTGGTGCTCCGGTATATTCTGTTATATTCATATAATCTATTGATTCTGCGAATACATAAATATTCATACGCATAAAATGGATTTATCAATGACATTGTTTTACGTGACAATAAATCCACATTTAATATTTTTGTTTTACACCCGGTATATGTATCTATTAACATATAACCATCCAAATCTTCATTTATAAAATGGGTTTCTTCGTAACTATTTACGTCATATTGCTGTGGAAAATAAATCAATCCATTCATATTTTTTAAAAATTCCCAATTCTCATATTCGATACAAGGTATGTATTTGACATTGTTATCATCGATTTGATATACTGATACCAAATAAAATTTATCTACTCCATTGTCTTTTATATAATTGTTCTTCAATGTAAATGTATAACTATATTTTTTTGATACATACTCCAATAACGGCGTATAATGATTATCATCAATATTCAAACATTCTTTGAACCTATTTACAATATCTTTTACTTTTGATTGTGTTGATAATCTCCATTTATCACATCGTTCGTCGTATGATAAATTTATCATATCTCCATTTATATACTCTTTTACTACTATACTGGGAGTAAATTCTGGATAATATTGTTTAAAATGCTTATATTCTAATGCTTTTGGAGGAAAATAAAAGAGTATTTTTTCTTCCGGATACGAATATATTACTGTCCTGTATAATCTGGTTTCTTCGTCGTTATAACATAGCATATTCTTATCATAAGAAAATGAATAATATGATAAATTTTCATAATTATATATGCGTTTTTCTAAGTTTTTATTCAATAGATGTTTCATACTTATATGTAACCATCGATTTGAATTCATAGCTTCCATAATTACTTACATAAAATATATGATAGTTTTTATACTTATTTGATTATGAAATAAGTTTTGTATGTAATATAATTTAGATACATAATATATATTTTAGTATTATATTATAATGGAAACAACTAATAATTATAATACTAATATCAATGATACACCCACCAATGATAATACTAATCAATCTATTCAATTAGTACTTGGCGATATTATTGAAATTTTCGCACCATCTAATAATGATATTCATGAAGTAACTGGACTTATCACTTATATCGACCAAAATAAGATTAAACTTATTAACAGTGCTACTGGTAAACTACACGTATTAAACATTACTGAAGATGGTTCATTGAGTGACGAGTCTATTACCAGTATCCATCTTCTTAATAGAAGTGATGAAAAAGGTTATGCAAGACAATTTAACTTGTTACCCAAGACATGGATTGACATTCATTTTGGTGGTGAAATTCCTGCTATCATTACCGGTGAAATTACCAATTTAGAAGAAGATATGATTGAAATTACCACCTTTCCAGAAATCAAGACTATTTACCTGAATTTTGGTTATAAGGGTTTACCTGAAAATATCCCCCTTGAAAGAATCGTTATTCGGTCCAAGCCCGACTCCTTAAAAAATGTTCCTTCTCTTGCTATTGTTCGTGAAGAAATGGAAGAAGGGGAAATTTTTGAACCCGAAAACTACCAACAAGAAGATACTGCTACTATGGATTTTACCGAAACCGGAGAATCTATTATTAAAATTCCTGAAGATGGTAAGACCGAAGAAAATATTCGCGAATCCTTACATAACTTGTATATTGACGCAAATGCTATCATCTTTGGTGAAAGTTTAGACGCTTTCGAACAAGTCGTTGAAATACCCGAATCTCAAAAGAGATATAGTATTGAAGAACAAGTGAATGATATGATTGATGAATTACTTTCTACCATACCCAATAGCCAACGTTCTTTACGTGTTATGAATAATATTCACTTATTAATTGAACGTTTCAAGGAATTGAGAGAGAAATTTTCTAAATTTGATACTAATCAAAATGTATATGATGTCAATATCAAAGGCTATTACAATAAACCTCTTATTGAAAAAATATATAATATTGATACTCAATTGCGTTGGTTAATTCCTATTGTTTCTAACAAAAATGAAATTTGTGTAAAAGATGCTATTGAAACTTATGATATTCAATTGATTAACCAAGACCACTTAATTGAACTTGAAAAAATACAAAACTCCTATTTTAAAGAAAAAACTAACGCTCAGGCATTTACATACAAATCCTTCAATTTACGCACCAATTCTTTATTAAGTAACTTTTCTAAACCCGATAACACTGTGAACCATCTTGAAACTAAAGAAGTGCAAACCAATATTGATGCCATTGTTGATAATTTAGGTGATTTTAGTTCAACGGTTTTCTACCGTAAAAACGCATTGGCAAATAAACAATATTTAATACAACGCTACAATCTCGGTTTATCTACTATTGAAAAACAAGATTTGAAAGCCGGTAAAACTGTATATTTACGTAAACCTATGACTAGCAATGATACTATGACTATTAAATCAATTATGATGATGCCTGAACCTATTGTTCGTTTTTCCGCCATTGATTTACCTAACACTAATATATTACAAAAATCAACATTACACGAGAATTTCGTCTCCGCATTCCGCTTATTAAGAAAGAATACTGAAATTATTCCTCACGTTATCAATGACCTTTCCAAGGAACTTGATTATGATAAAATGGAAAATGAATCCAAAGTTGAATTTTTATCCGGAATACATGAGTTCATTCTTGGGAGTGGGATTTCTGATGACAGTTATGACAATGATAAATTCAAACAATTTTTAGAGGTTATTATACCCAAAACACATTTCTTCATTAAATCTGTCAGAAAATACGTTAAACGCAAGATTTCATTCCTAGGGTTTGTAGAGCAATTAGAACCTTTTGCCGTGTATCCTGAAGATATTACTTTTAAACAATACAGCCAAATCAAGTATTTTATTCGCGAACGTATTCGTGAAATCAAAACATCTATTATTGAAAAGACTAAGAATTTTAACTATATTAAAAACGCTACATTCAATACAGACCCTTTCAGTGGTAATACCATTATGAAATTCATCAATAACAACAATGAATTAACCGAGAAGTTTTATCAGAGTTATCCTCTATTATTTAAAGATAAGACGAATACCAAACTGACCCCACAAGAAATACTCTCACATTTTAACGAAACTGATAATAGCAAACTGTATACTAATTTTGTTACTTCCGTCCTTATTTCACTTATTACTCCTGAAAATTTGAGCGATGCTATTAATGTTCCCGATATTGATGATATTACCGATAATGAAAAAATTAAACCTACTGACTGTTCGAAACGCTTCTTAACCAAAAAATACACATCTATCAAAGATTTACAAAACGATAACAATGAAGAAGAAATATATTATGATAAAGACTTTGACGATACACCTTACAAAATTCTTGAAAAATACAAAGACGAACAAAAGAAAATGGTTCCCGAATTGTTCCACGAATTCTTGGTTGAAAATCTTATCCATAAGCATAACGCACCTAAAGAATCTGCCAAACAACTTGCTACTGACATTATTGCTGGTAAAAAAATGATTACCGATGGCGAATATGCTATGTTGGAAATTAAACCTACCTTACAAGATGGCAGAGAAATGGATGCTTTGTCTGATAAAGAAAAAGAAGCGGTTGAAATAGAACAAGATGTTCGTAAGAAAATTTCTTACTACAGAAGAGTCAAAAATAATTGGGTTAGTGACACATCTATCAATGAAGAAGCCTTTTTAGATACGAATGCTTTATTTTGTAATATTAGTCGCGAATGCTATAAAAATAGTAATACCAGTGTTTGTGAAACAAACGACTTTACAAAACTTCGCATTCAAAAAGAAACTCGCAACAAATTATTAAATGAATTTGATAAACGTTATGAAATCTCTATTGAAGAACTCGAAAAACGTCTCCAAAGCAATATTGACTATCATACTGATATGCTTCGTAAATCCAAAATATTAAGAGATATTCAATTATATAAAGCCAATAATCTCGCTTATACCATCGGAACTACTGCTAATGACAATGATATTTTAATGTCACCTCATTTACAGTTACGTGATTTAATTCTAGGACAGGACAATTTTACCAAGAAACAACAGGATATTGTTACCTTTGTTAAAAAATATTGTAGAACTCCTATGGTTACTGAACTGAACGAACACCACGCTTGGTTATATTGTAAAGATACTAATACTAAATTAATACCTAATTCTATCAGTCAACTTGCTACTGCATTTACTACCGGAGCTGATTATAATCAAAAATTAGAAGAATTATGTCATTCTAATGGTATTTTAAGTGATGATGGTGATTCTATTGTTGATAAATATAGTGGCTTCATTCTTCGTAAAATAGACTTCAGCACTGAAGAAGGATTTGATGAAACTGGTTTCCGTATTACATCCAGAGATATTATCGAAAAAGACCTCGGAACAGTTGTAGCAGAATCTCTTGGTAAAAAGAAACAACGTGTCTTTGAGAATAAACTATCTGAAACTATTTATAATGTTTTTTCTGCTATTGGTAGCAATATTGATATTAATGTTGATGATATCGAAGAATTTGTTATGAGAACTTCTTCTGAAATGATTGAAAAGAACATCTTAAAAGAAGAAATTTACATTCGTAAATCCAAGAAATTAGAAAAAGAAAAAGGAAAATCTCTCGGACCTTATCAGAAATATTACAATGAAACACTTATTATCATTATTGCTTCCGTCTTTATTGTTGCTATTCAAACTGCTATTCCCAGTTTTAAAACCAAAAAGACTTTCCCTGGTTGTGTCAGGTCCTTTACTGGCTATCCTATGGATGGAGCTGAAGATATTACCGGTATTAAATATATTTCTTGTGTTTTACATAAGATTAAAAGCCAAATCTCTCCTTGGGATGCTATTAAACAACTTAAACCTGATACTATTGCCAATCGTATTAAAACCACCATCGAACAACACGTTTTAAAGCGCAATGATATTATGGAAATGTATGTTCGAAAACGTGAATATATTATTTTAAATCCAGACACCGTGTTACCAGAAGAACATAACATTGAAAAATGGAAACAATTTATGCCTCCAGTTGTTAAGTTCTCTGTTGTCAAATCTCTCCGTGATGTTAGTAGCGAATTCAAAAAGGATTTCCTTGAGTTATTGCGATATGGTAAACTAGACCAATATAAATCTGTTTCCGTTTTAAAAAGCAGAATCGCTCAATATGGATATGGTATTATTGAATACATTAATCATATTGTTAGAAACAAAGACCAACTTCTTAAGACATCATCGCAATTACCCTTCTTGGAAAATGCTTGTTGTAATGAAAACAATTTTACAAATCCTATAGCATATTTTAACGAAGAAAACGAGAACATTCGGGTTAGCATCAAAACTGCTAGTAAATTGGCTGAAATTATCCGTGATTTTAATGTTCTTACAAAGGCTCCTTCCCTTTATCATGAACCATTCACTGGTATCAAACATTCCGTTGTTTCCAATGGCAATTTAGAAGAGCTTATTTATTCTACCATTATTCATTACTGTAATTTCGATAGAGACCTTCCGGTTCCCGATGCGTATAAAACCGTATGTAGCGAACGCCCTCCTGAATATAATACAAAAGCTAGTCTTACTGATAAAATTGAGTTCCTCAAAAGAAACGGTAAAACATATACCGAAAGTGATTTACACAAACTCATGAACTTAGTCTTTCAAAATAACCTTATTGAAATCGATACACCTGTCAAATTTAACCAAGTTACTGTTATGAAAGAAATCATAAGCAAATTGGAATTAACCGATTCTACTGTTATTGAAGCGCCTTTAAGAAAACATATGTTAAAAGTCCTCAACAAATACAACCCCAAGGCTATGACTAATGAGAAATCGGATGAATTGAAAACATTAAATAAATATTTGACTACTACAAACAAACGCCTATACAAAGATATTATTACATTTTTAGATAAATATGGAAACCTTAGCGAAACTGAATACTCCAAAATCAATTCATTTTTAGGTAATATTACAAAATGGTCTATTGATAAATCTATGGTTGATACGAATAGCTATTCTGACTCTGGGTTACATTCGGTTATTCAATTTATTAAAAATGTGTGTTTCTCTTTCAGTAGAACTTATCCTTCGGCATTGTTACACGATAACTCTTTTTATGATAATGTTCCAGCACACTGGGGAATTAGTTTAGTTCATAAAGAAGATGTGTCTGTATTTATTAACCAATATTATAATACTCTTCAGGTATTCAAATATGATAAAATTATTTCACGGTTATTACTCGAAATTGGTAATCGTTTGTCTACTATAACTATGTTTATGGATAATATTCCTATTCATACCGAGATTGTAAAGGATATTGATGAAAATAGACAAACCTTTCACTCGATTTTTGATAAATCTACCATACATGAACTGTATTCATACTGTTTCTACTCCATTATCTATGAGTATATTGTATTGGCTAATGATACGAATTTACTTATAGCCGACGTTCAAATTTCTAAGATGGAACGTCGTCAGGAAATTGTTGATGAAAATGACATAACTACTACATTATACAGCGAAGGTGCAGAACTAAATGAAAACAACGCAGAAATGAATAATACTTTGGAAGAAATAAACATTCAAACCGGTAACTTATTAGAACTGAAAGAACGTGTGGCTTCTTTATTGACCGCATTCATCAACATTGAAATTAAGAATAAGAGTTTTATCGATACATCTTACGAGACTTTTATCCATAATGTTAACCGTTCAAAAGATAAGGAAAAACAAGGTATTATTACCAGATATGGTGCTATGACTATAGAGGAACGCAAAATAGAAAAAATGTTCCAACAACATAAGATCGGACGCTGGAATATAGGACAACAGAAAGATATATTCCAATATAATCCTGAAACCTATAATAGAGAACGCCAAGAAACATTAAATCAAAATGAAGATTTAATAATGATACCTGGCGAATATGATAGAGAACCTTTGGATATATATGACCTTGAACGAATTGATGAATATAATCCTGGTGATGATTATAACCGTGATACATACAATTTCAGCGAACTTAATGAAGATTATATGGATGGTGACTATTATCCCGAAGATCGTGATGATGCTGATTTCCCAGAAGATTAAATTCTCTTTTACATAAATTTTTTATATTGATATTTTAGATTACAAATATCAATATGTTAAAAGGATTTGTTCGTTATCATAAATTAAGCATTTCTATCGTCCTATTTATTTTATTGTTCTCTTTAGTCCATTCCATTAAACCTACTATGTTGTATAATGATGATGGGTCATTTAGACAATTTGGCGTTGGATATAGACACAAAACTGTCATCCCCATTTGGGCGGTTTCTATGGTTTTTGCTATTTTTTCATATTTGTTTGTTATGTACTATTTAGCGTATATGTGAGGATTTTTTCGTCCATTAGTATTTTATATAATAATGGACGAACCCAGTTTAATTGAACCTTCAGTAAAGAATTACATGTTTAATACATTGCAAAAATGCCACTCTAATCGGGTTAATATATATTTTTATGCTCTTAATATCGGGGTTCTCCTCATTTTTGCTGCTATTGTTGGTATGACCCTATATTATTGTTATACTCAAAAACCTACGAATTATGAACGACAACAAAAACTTATACGAGACCAAGAATACGTCATGTCGAAAATTAGATATTACCAAGAAGAAAAGAAAATAAACAATGAATCACAATTTTCCAGTATTTCTAATCTACCTTTCACGTCTGGTTAAAATGAATTTTATTATATGCATAGTCTATAAATTAACATGAATATTACAGAACAACATCGAGAACATATCATTGTTGAAAATAACACCGCACAAAAACAATTATTAGATATTTTAGAGAACTATTCGAGACAATCCACCAGCTTAATTGTTAATGGTGCATTACACGGCGATATTGACTTTTTACAACTTCGAGAACTTGGATTCAACTTGATTGATACTATACAATTACCTCAAGGCGAAATTACGAGCATTCGCAACATACCCAAAGGGATTAAATCTTTCACATGCACTAATAACCTACTTGATTCTCTTGAAAATTTACCTGGTTCTCTTACTCACTTAAACATTTCTGATAATGTTATTACGTCTATTAATGTATCTAATCTCGATAAACTCGAATTCCTCAATGTTTCTCATAATAAACTCACACAGTTGGAGAACATTCCCAAAAATTTAGTAGAATTATTATGCGATTTTAATCATTTACAACAACTTGACCTTGAAGGTAATGACAAACTCAAAACTCTTAATATTTCCAACAATAAAATTACACTTATCGAGAACTTACCCGAAAAAGTGAATCTTATTTTCGATAATAATCCCAGTATTGAATTCCGTAATTCCGATACTTCACAAATCGGCGGTAATAATACTCCAGAACAACCAGACAATACCAACTATACCGAAGCTCTTAATGAATATTTTAGATTAAAAAATGAATATGAAACCGCTTTACACGCTAAACGAAAGCAACTATACGGCAAAGAACCTAATAACAAACTGGCTAAACGTCGAATTAACAAATACATACCCCCTTGTGTTAAATGCAAGAGAAACGTTGGCACAGTGTTCTCGAGAAAAGATAACTTATATACCGCTATTTGTGGAGATACTAGAAATCCTTGTAGTCTTGACATCAAAATTTTTCCCGGATTTCTATTAGACTTTAAATCTATGCTCGAACTAAATAAAGAAGTATTCGATGAAGTTAGTGATATTATTATCAAGCAAAAACTCGATACACTTTTTAATTATGTTTCAGAAGACGAAGCCGTTAAACAATTCAAAAAACAAATCGAATTATACAGCGAAAGTCAAAACAATTATATTGAACTCCTTGATAAATATAATGAAATGTATAAAAATAAAGATACTCTCGAACTCATAAAGAAGAAAGAAAACCAAATTTTCGAAGACATTGATAAGAATAAACAACTTATCAATGAATTTAAGAAAACGAACAATCGTGAATTTTTAGTCAGTGCTGTTGATTTCCAAATTAACAATATTTTACCTGAAATACGTAACCTACGTTCATTAAAATATGAAATTATGGAAATGAATTTTGATATAGTGAATAACCAACTTGTAAAAACTCTTTTTCAACAACCCGTTTCACTATCTAAATTAGACTATAAATCCGGCGAAGAACAACGTGTTATCAGCTTCACTGTATAAATATACACATTTGAATATTCAAAATTGTATATTTAGCAATCGTTATAATTGGATACACTATCCCATACTACACCATGTCTGTTAGTCCAGTCCTTTTTAGCACATATTTCCATACCGGATGCTTTCCAGTCTTCGTGAGAAAAGTTTATTACATTTTTATCTGTGTCTATTCCTGGAGTGCTTCCCTTAACAGAATCACTTAATAATCCTCCTTCATACATTGTTCCTGTGTTTTTATCGTCTGAACCTGGAATAACGCAATTCTTGTCTTCATCGATTACCCAATGGTCGGGACATGTTGTGCTTTGGGGTGGATATGCTGTTGTTCCTTCACCATATGTCATTACTACACCCACATATGTAAGTACTAATATTAATGCTACTACTGCTACAAATATAACTATTGTGTAAAAATTATCCATTATATACTATTTCTATACATTTTGTTCTTGTAGCATCACTAAATATATTTAGTGGTTAGTTCTCAACACCGTTTATTTTATCTATGAAAATATATAACAATTATATAAATACAATGAATAATTTTTCTCCTGTTAATGTCAATAAAAATGATAAGATTATAGATCTTGAGAGATACAATGGACGTATTAACCTAAGTGAACCACCTTCCACCGATGTTGTCTTCCAAATGCAAGAAAAAATAGCCATCAAAAATAAATCTACTGAATATCGTGAAGCCCTTGGAGGAACTTGGGAGTCTAATGTTCTCGCTCAAGTATACTTCTCCGCTGGTAACGTTCAAATTATACAAAACGCACTCCGTGCTGGTGTTTATAAAGCATCTCAAAACAAATTTGTTATCGCACCTCAAAATGTGGATACTCTTAAAGTTATTATGCGTAGTGTTTATTTACAACATGCCGAACACAGAGAAGATGATATCACCGGTCAAGTTGAACGTCTAAATAAACTTGTTCTCGATTATTCTATTCCTTCTGTTTATAATTCTGCTGTTAGTTATATGAAATACTGCCAAGACCAAAGCACTCTTGTGGTTCCTCTCGAATTACCCCGTAGTCATGACCGTGATTACAAACAATTGGAACAAAAGAACTTTATGTAATTTCTATAATATCTAATATTTTCCATATTAGATATTATTCATTTTTTATACGTTGCTTATCTATTACCGTTTCTTTCAATATGTTATTGATGATTTTGTTCTCGAATTTTAGATCTTCTTCTTTTCCATATCCACCTAGTGATGCTTTTGTATACGCAAAGAACTTATCACATTCTGGTGTATCTAATATATCTGAATTTGGGTTTAAATCTCTCCAAGGATGCACCTGTTCTTTGTTTTTATTTGCTACTATACGGACTGCCTTTCTTAAATGGGTCTTGTTTTCATCTTCCTTCGCCCACTTATCCGAATCTTTTACATATACTACTTCTCGTTTTAAATCAGTACAGTGAATTGGTCTTGTGTGTGGTTCCATATCACGGATACGTTCCACCATTATATTTGATATTCCTTTTACAAATCCTAATTCACCTGTGTTAATAAAATCATTTACATTCAACTCTATTGATTGGATGAAATCATTCAAATTTATAGCATCTTTACAAGTCTCATTCAAAAACACATTCAAATTAAAACTATTATTTGTTATATTTGTATTATTAGTAGTGTTATTTGTATTGTTTATCACCTTACCATCTTTAACAACCTCCAATAATTGTTTTTGGAAATCATTATTTTGTTTAGCTTGTTCCATCATCTGTTCCATCATTAATCCTTTAAATTCTTGATTTTCTTTTAATAACTCTATAACTAATGAACTATCTATTATTGTATTTTGTGGAGTATCAACTATTGGTTCTGAATCTATATAGTTACATTTATTTTTATGTCTTGATAAACCGGATGAATGTTTATATAATTTTCCACAATGACATATATATTCAGGCATTTTCCTGGGAGTATTTGTATTACCATTAGTTATCATTTTATGCTTTGCAGTATTTAAATGAGTATTATAGTTACTTTTTTTACTGCATTTAAAGTTACATTTTATACATTCAAAAAATATGGCATTTTCTGGCATTTTTGGCATTATCTTTTTTATCTATACAATGGTAATATAAAAATGCCTAAATACTTTTCCGCATAATATATTTATTTTTTTATGCAAACAATATTTTAACATTAAAATACAAAAATACTGCAATTTCATCACAACCATCATTTTTGAAAAGTGTTTTTAGAAAACTATTTTCGTCAAATCAAAATCGGACATTTTAAAAATGTCCTTTTTTTAAATCTTCACCGAACTTTATTTTTTACTTCTTAAGCGTAAAATTATTTAATGGAACTATTTGTACTATCATTTACTATCATTTTATTATATGCTATATAAAAATATTGAGTAATAATAATTTAATAACCTATTTATCAGTCTAATTAAATATATAAAATTAATGGAACTTTTTGAACTATATTTACTATCATTTTATGATATGTAATGATAGTACAGAAGTTCCAAAAAAGGTAAATCAATAAAAAAGACCTAGGTCTAATTTATGCCATTTCTCGTTTAAAAAGCACACTTAAACAACCTTTTCCTTATATTTGAATATAAATCCATTGGAATACTTGCGTTTTCCAGATAATACACAACCGATTTTGACGTATGATTGTATGTCATACTGGTTTTTTAAATATTCACGTGCATCAATTTGGTAAGTAAATGTCTTTACAAATGTTCCATCTATAGTGAATACATCAAATGGTTTGTTAGCACCCTGTGAATCTAATTTTTTATATTTTAATTCGGGATTTTCTTCGATCCTTTTTTTCGTATTTTCGCTCATTTTTTTTCTCGCTTCGGGATTTTCTTCGATCCATTTTTTCTTAATTTCGCTCATTTTTTGTCTTTGTTCTGGGTTTTCAAACCGTTTTTTTTGTGCTTCACTACATTTTTGTATTTGTTCTGGGTTTTCAAACCGTTTTTTTTGTGATTCACTACATTTTTTTCTTGCTTCAGGTTTTTCAAAATATTTTTTCACCCCATCACTAATTCGGTGTATTGTTTCAGGGTTTTCTTTGTAATGTTGTCTCAGTTTTATACCCTGTTCTATCCTCGCTTCTGGATGTTCTTTGTGCCATTTTTTCTTATTTTCGCTCATTTTTTCTCTTGCTTCGGGATTTTCTTCATAATATTTTTTACCTCTCTCACTCATTTGTTGTATTAATTCTGGATTTTCTTCAAAACGTTTTTTCATGAATTCACTATGTTCTTTTCCCGCTTCTGGATTTTCTTCATACCATTTTTTATGTCTTTCACTACATTTTTGTCTTTCTTCTGGATTATCCTCATAATATTTTTTCTTTATTGTACTCATTTTCAGTTTTGCTTCTGGGGTTTTCTCGTAATATTTCTTAAGTGATTCACTAATTTGTTTTTTTATATACGGATTGTCCTCGTAAAATTTTTTCGTTGCTTCACTCATTTTGAGTTTGATTTCTTTTGTAAAGACATAACCATTAACTCCTTCTCCACCATACGTCATGTTATATCCATATCCATCAATATAATGCGAATTGTATATTTGAATATACGCAATCTCCTTTTCACATAATTCTCCTATTGTATATGCTGTATCTATTTCTATAAGTTCGAAAGTATCAACCATATCATAATGTCTTAAAGCGTTATATAGACATTTTGTATCATTTTTCGCATTACTTTTATGTTGTTGTTTTCGCGTCTTCAATGTGGTGGTTGTTATACCAATATAATGTTTTCCATTAGGAAACGGTATTTTGTAAATAGAATACGACATGTTTTATATAATAACTATCTTTATTATAATTGAATTCAATTTTATATTTGTGCGTTTTAAATGAGAAAAGGTGTAAAAAACCCCCAATTAGGTAAATCAATAAAAAAAGACCTAGGTCTAATTTAAATTTATTTAATACGTTACTTCTATATCATTAATAATATTATCTTTACTCAATCTACGTTTCATCTTGTTAACTCTCTTCAATACAGCTTTTCTAGCATCAGAACAATATTTGGATCTATTACCAATCTTACTCACGTTCTCTGTAATAAAGTCAAGACATTCATTCAATCTACTCAAGAATGATAGAATATACTCTTTATCTGCTGCTGTAAATATACGTTTTTGATAGACATCACCGATAGGGTACTCAGTAATAGTAGTATTATTGTAAAATACATGAAGCAGACTGACATTATCAATCATACCTTGTGTAGAATAAGAATTACATACCATTTTGTCAAGATGATTACGTAGATCGTAAAAATCATCTCTATAATTAACATATTTACAGAATTTGGACGAACCTTTGAAGGTTCTCTGTAATATATCAAAACAATACCAAGACCATTGGTTTAAATTACATACTTCACACCCAAGATTCAACCAGAACTTGTTAATAGAACTAGTATCAGGTGTCATATATGGATTATAAAACTTGGTAATAATACCTTGTACGTCGTGATTTAGATGTTTTCTTGATACGGTATCAAGAATATCTAGGACAGCTGTTTCGTTATCTTTCAATTTGGACTCTGGGATATACTGCATTTTCGTTGTTATTCTATATAGAATATTAGTTGTGATGGAATATATACGAAAAAGTTTTTCAATTTTGTATATACTATGGAAAATTGAAAAGCTTAAGACCTCCTATGATTTTGTAACTCTATGAAAATGAAACAAATTATCGGATATATATATATCAGATTTAATGAACTTTTTGCATTATATGATGCGTGTAAATTAGGTATTACGATAAGTATACCAGATCGTGCTAATTCGTATATTACAAATGAAGTTAGTCCAGGTCATTGGGAATTAGTTTTTCAAATAAATTTATCTGTGGTAAATGAAACTGACAAGATTGTTGATGAAAAAAAAGTAATCTCAGATTATCTAAAAGAAATAGAAAAAAACCTACATTTAAAGCTGAAAGACTATCATATTTATTATGGTTCTTGTACTGAAATTTTCAAAAAGGATATTATTCATCTAGTTGAACCATATCTAATTGAGTTAGGTATAACGTATATTAAATTATCTAACTACGAGATTGATAATCTAGTAAGACGTAAACGTCCTATAAATAGAACCAAATTCAAACAATTGATTCCTTCATTAATCAGTAAACTGACCGCTAATACACAACCTGCTCCAAGAGAAGATCAAATAATAATTATTAATAACTCCTTTCTATATTTCCAGCAACAAGATAAGGGTATACTAGTTTTGATGTGTGGTGTCGGAAAAACTTTAATTTCATTATGGATTACACAGAAACTCAATTCAAATACTATTCTTATTGGTGTACCGAATAAGCTGTTGTTGAAACAATGGGAAGAAGTTATTCGTATTATGTTTCGTGATGTTCCATATTTACTTATAGAAGGCGGTGTTGATTCTGAAAAAATAACATCGTTTTTGAATGACAATCCAGAAAAATGTATTGTCATAACAACATATGCTTCTTCGCATAAAGTATATACGGTTACAAAATCATTAGACTACAAGTTTGATATGAAAATAAACGATGAGGTTCATCACCTTACTACTAACAACATTAATGAAGAAGAAAAGAAAACCTTCACCAATATGCTGAAAATAGATTCAAGAAAGCAATTATCATTAACGGCTACCATGAAAATATTAGAGAACAAAGAAAACGAACGAGATGAAAATGTTATGGTATCCAACGACAACGAATACTATTTTGGCAACATTATCGATAAAAAAGGATTATTATGGGCTATCCAACATAAGGTCATCTGTGATTATGTCATTCAGACCATTATTACGAATGAAGAACAACTAGAAGAACAACTATTAAGATTCAATATTACAGAAGAAAACGACCAAAGACTGTTTTTGAGTGCGTATGCTTCATTGAAAAGCATATCCGACGGACATTCACATCATTTACTAATATATTCCAACAATAAAGACAACTCTCAAAAGTTAATTAACTTTATTGATATCTTAATAAATGACAATTATTTTGATATACCTGACTTATACCGGTCAAATTACCATAGTGAAATGAATTCACATAACCAAAAACAGATTATTACCAAGTTTGAAAACGCACGGGTAGCAATCATTACGTGCGTTTACTGTTTAGGCGAAGGTTGGGACTTTCCGCTGCTTGACGGAGTTGTATTTTCGGAGAATATGACATCAATCATTCGAATTATTCAGTCCGTATTAAGAGCAAACAGAAAAAGTATTCAAAATCCGAATAAAAAGGCCAAAATTATCTTACCTATTTTAAATAGAGACGATTGGCTTGATAATAATGAAAACCCTGATTTAAAGAAAGTACGTGAAGTTATATATCAGTTGGGTTTAGAAGACGAAACTATAGAACACAAAATAAAGGTATCTAGAATAAGTATTGAAAAACAAACTACAAAAACAAAGCAAAACAATGATAGAATAATAAATGACTTTGGTGATTATGATGACGAATTTACACAGCGTTTACGACTAAAGACCACTAAACGAACAGCTATTGCTACTACATATGAAAAATCAAAAACTATTATTGCAGAAAAGCACATAAGAAGTAAGGAAGAATATTATGTTTTGTGTCAACGCGATAACAGATTAACGCCAGAACCAGAACGCGATTTTCACGGAAAATTTACTAATTGGATCGATTATTTAAGCATTCCAAGAGTCTACTATGATTTACATACGTGCAGAAATAAAGTAACCGAATATTTGGTTTCAAATCCTGAAATTAAAACCAACTATCTAGACTTATCTACTGTATGCGATGAATTATGTAAAATAGACACATTATTTCCACCTAATGGTTTATGGTGTGAATATTATGACGTACGAGAACTCCAAAATATTATTAGTATTAAAAATAAAAAAAAACAAACGGGTGTTATTTTATAGAACCCTTGTAAATTATTAAGTAAATATTACTTTTTTTATAAATTAGAAATATAAAATTGAAAAAACTATATAAAGGATATTATCCTTATATATTATATCGTGGTAATGTCAAAACAATATACTTGCGAATTGTGTAAAAAGGTCTTTAATCAGAAAATAGATTTTACAAGACATCAAAATAAAAAAACTCCTTGTATTTCATTAACTGAAATGCAACAAATTAGTCAAACAAAAGAAGTTAAAACGGATAATAAAAACACACTCATTAGTGTATTCAAAAGTTGTTTAAATATATTGAGAGATAATGAAGGTTTAACTGGTGAGAAAGCATTAAGAACTTTGTCTTATTTGTTAATATTAAAATTACTTGAACCTCATTTTGGAGGTGAAATAAATATTGATGATTATGAATATGATTTTAGTCATATTGAAGATGAAATGATTGAAAAACATAAAAATAAATTATTAGAAATTGTTCGTTTTAGTAATCTGTCAAATGAAAAAGAGGATAATATTCCTGTAAATATGAAATATTTATGGGACGATATTCTATCAAACCATTCTACTACAAAAAATATATTCTTAAAGGACAAAGGATTTGATATTCAATACAAATCAACCTATAAAAAATTAATTGATAAATTAAACTCAATTGACTTATCTCAAATAGAATATGATGTTTTGGGTAATGCATATGAGGAAGTGATTCAAGATATTATGACAGGTAAAGTGTTGGGGCAATTCTTTACACAACCATTAGTCAAGAAAATGATGGTTAAATTAATCAATCCACAAATACATCCTGATGGAAAAATAGATACTTGTGGAGACCCTACTATGGGAACTGGTGGTTTCTTGATTACCTATTTACAATATATTTTACAACAAGCAACTGCTAAAAACATTAAACCTGATTGGGATTTTATCAAAACTGAAGGATTATATGGTAAAGAATTAGAACCTGATACATATCAACTGGCGGTTTCAAATATGTTAATCTCATCAGGTCATATGTTTGAAAAATTAGATAGAGGGGATAGTATTCGTGTTCCTATCACCAGAAAGTTTGATAATATTCTTGCAAACCCACCATTTGGAATTAAGGGATTAAAATATGATGATTTTCAAAGTCCATTAAAAAGTGAATATGTTCCAATCAAAACAGATAATGCAGTTTCCTTGTTTATTCAAGCAATTATTTATATGTTGAAGATTGGAGGTAAATGTGCTGTTGTATTACCTGACGGACAAGATTTATTTTCAAAAACAAATACAACATTAGTTGCAATTAGAGAATATCTTATGAAAACTTGCGATTTGAAAGAAGTTATATACCTACCATCAGGTATATTCACATACACATCCATTAAAACTTGTATATTTTACTTTGTGAAAAAGAGAGAGGGAACTGATGTTTTGGAAACCAAAATTAAAGTATCCAAAACTCAAAAAGAAACAGGTAGAGATTACAAGTTTTCAAAAACACATCAAACAACCAAAGTGAAGTTTTATGATAACAATCCTTATGAAGATGTAAAAAATCTATTGGTTGAAGTTCCTATTGAGAAAATTGTGAGTAATTCATATTCACTTAATTATGCTGAATATATAAAAGATGAAACAGAAGAAGAACAATATGAAGATGGTGTAGTAGTAAAAACACTTGGAGAAGTTTGTAATTTTAAAAATGGAAAGGGAATTAAAAAGGATACATTAATTGAAGGAGAATATCCTGTTATTGGTGGAGGACAAAAACCTATGGGATTTCATAATGAATATAATGCTGGTGAAAATACTATTTTATGTTCTTCAAGTGGGGCATATGCGGGATTTATTAGTAAATATGATAAAAAAGTATGGGCGAGTGATTGCTTTTCAATAATACCAAAAAATAACTCAATAAATAACACTTATCTATATTATTTGTTAAAAACCATCCAAGATAAAATTTATAAATTACAAACAGGAACTGCACAACCGCATATTTATTCAAAGAATTTACAAAATATTAAAATCCCAATTCCATCACTTGAACGCCAACAAGAAATCGTAAAATATTTAGATTTCATATACGAAAAGGCAAATAAAACAAGTAATGAGAAGATTATTGAATTGAAACAACTAAACGAGTATTGTTTGAATAATCAAAAAATGTTTGGTGATAATATTGTAAAAAAATTAGGTGATGTATTTAAAGAAGTAAAAACAGGTAAAGATGTTGTTGCAACTGACAGAAAAAAAGGAGAATATCCATTTTATGGAGCAAATGGAATTATTGATTATGTTGATAGTTATTTATTTGACGGTACGTATTTGTTGACAGCAAGAACTGGATCATTAGGTTCATTACATATATCAAATGGTAAGTTTTGGTGTTCTGGGGATGTACATAGAATGGAATTTGACAATGATACTACATTATCGTATACATATTATTACTTACAAACTGTAGATTTTCAAAAGTTTAGAACAGGTGCTGCACACCCAAAATTAAGTGGTTCAAGTTTAAAATCAATAAAAATCCATATACCAACACTTGAACGCCAGACAGAAATTGTTGAGTATTGTGAATACAATGACATGCTTATCAAACAATTAGAAAAAGAAATTGAAAATAATAAAAAACAAGCACAACAATTTATTACAGGTATTTTACACATTTGAAGATTTACACCATTGAATATTTAAGTTCGCACAAAAACATCAAAAATGTAAAATCAACAGGCAACCTTTCCATAGTATATACAAAATTGAAAACTTTTTTATTATAGGTGAGATAGTAACAAAAAGAGAAGCTATTATGAGCTCGGTAACACAACAAAGAAACGTATCAGTAGAGAAATATTTAGATATAGATTATAGAGATGCGTGTAGTGAATGTGATGAAATGCCTTGTATGACAGAATGTAATAGATGTGGAAACGGTGTGTGTAATAGTATATCTTGTCAATGGGAGTTTCCACATAGATACAATACAAATTACATTATTTGTAATGATTGTTATAAGCGTATTGATAATAAACTAATAAACTACGACCATTTATTAGTTTATAAATTTTTGAAAAATAAAACGATAAAAAGACGAGCAAGTTATTAGAAAGTAAAAAATTGAATGTAGAATTGTAAAAAATGTTTTTTTATCAAATAATTATAGAAATCCAAAATGACGGATATGTATTGGAGTTTTCCCGAAAAAGCGTATTCGAGTAATTCGTATACATTTTTATATAACGAACATAACGTTCATACAATTACACCAAGAACAAGAGAAGAAATGGAACTACAACTTAAATATATTGATTTATTAAATGAAGAAATAGCCAAAAGAGAAATGATAGAATTAAAAAAAATACAAAAAGAGTTGGATGATGAAAATGAAGATAAAGAAAATCAGGAAGTTTTAAAACTAATACAAATGCGGCGTATGAATTCCACCAATTTTGCCGAATTAACGTGCTAATAAAATAAAAACACCCAAATTATAGTACCTGTATATACGGGTAACCAAATTAAAGTTACAAAAAAAATAGTCAATATACATAATATATGTGAAAATACCACCAAAGTAGTAATTGGTGTATGTTTTATCAATACATATTTACATAAACGAGTTAGGGTGTAAATAGTATGGTTTGAATAGCAAAAAATAGAACAAAAAGCATAGTTGGGTATTTTTTTTTCACTATAAAAAACGAATTTTTTATTACATAATAAGCATGATTGATAAGGAATATATGAATGAATGTATCGTTTAAGTTCAATCGGAAGTTTTTTTTGACTATATATTCAAAAAATTATGCGTTATCATACTCAGTTTGAGTGGCATCTTTCAAAGTTTGTGCTGGTGAAAGTTCTAAATTAGCTTGATTTAATGTAGTTTGAGCGTTAGATTTACTAGTTCTAGCAGTAAGAATCTCATTCAACGCATTAATTTTAGCATCATCATCGGGGCTAGTTAATCCAACTAACATAGCATTTATATCAGTATCATCGTTGATAAGAGTACCTGCATATAGTGCACTGACTTCAACATATTTGCTTTGTAAAGCAGCATCAGCATCCATAAATGCGGTATTAGCATTATCAGCAATAGCTTGTTTATTAGCAAGATTAGCAATAGCATCTTGTAATTGTGTATATAACTGATTTTTTCTACCTCTTAGAAGAGTAAGATTTTGAGAAGTTTGTCTAAAAGCATATGTAACAGCGGAAGTGCGACCAACTTGATATGGTAATCCAGCCTTTATGACTCCACCACCGAAGTCTCCATTATTATAACTATGTAATTGTGAACCACGTTTAGCGCCACTATAAACCATACTATATATTTACACAATATAAAATTGAATTAGAGACAATTGATAAAAACATCTATAACATAATAAGTATGGATACTGATACAGAACACATTTTGAATAGACCTTCTATTACAATAGAGGAAATAATGAATGATTTTAAGAATGCTGTTAAAGATATTCAAAAATATGCGGAAAGTGAAGGTGAAGTAAAAAATATATTAAACGAAGTAACTAACGGTAATGGAGATATGATGAAAATCTTTGAAACAATAAATGCTATAGAAGTGTGTGAAAAAGCACGTAATGAACCAAAAACATCAGTAGAAAATTGAATACTTTTACATTATATAAATAATACACAATCAAATGAAACAAGATGTCGTATGACGAAGAAATCGAAACATTTTTCCAAAACTTAAAATTAAGTGAGGACGTAGACAATTATCTAAATTATAATAAAACACCACACTATTTCAGGAAAACAAAATTAGGAACAATAAATAGAATAAAACAAGAATATCCAATCATAGATGAAAACGTTAATGATTTAAATATTCCAAATTGTATGCGTGATTATAAAGAAATGAAAAAAAACATAAATAAAACACTCGAAAAATGTGATGATGTCATAAAAGTGATGACATTATCAGAGCCAGAAGTAGAAACGTGTCCTGTATGTATGATGGAATTCGAAGAAACCAATTATGTCATACCTAAATGTAAGCATAAAGTATGTGCGGTTTGCTTTACAAATAATATAAAATATAACAAACATTCTGGGGATTGCTGTGTTTTATGTCGAGAGCCAATATGTTAAAATAAATAATTATGAATAAAAAGTACTAGCCCAAAGACAACGTCAATTGTTAATGGGATCCACGCTAGTATTTTTTCTTGAAATGCGTAAATAGAAGCAGCTAAAAAGAGTAATCCGTGGACTAATCTCATATTCGCCCACCACGTATTACCTCCAGCTTCAAAGGCATTAAGACGTAAATTATTGAAATACAAATATAAAAATCCAATAGTAGGTAGTAATAATAACGCACCGTAATAGGGTAAATAAGAAGGTTCAATAAAAAAGGGTAATATAGCTAATATAATTCTAATAGGAATACACGCGAATAAAAAAAGAAGAGTTCTTTTTTGTATAGAAAACATAATCGTATATATATTCATAATATAAAATTATTAATCATCTGTTTCTTTTTCTTTTTTTTGTTTCTCATAGAAATGAGTGTATCTGATAGGTCAATGATTTCAATATCGTCTTCAGGATCTTGATAGACTTCAATATTTCTGATCCATGAAAATGGCATAGTTCTTACGCCAGGGACTGTTCCTAAGTCATTATTGGCATTATATTTGGTGACGTGTAGTGTATCATTTGGTCCAATAATTTGTTCGAATACCGCGTTAAATACTTTACTTGACGTATGAAATGTATAGCGTTGTCCTTTTACTAAAAACTCTTCCATATTTTTGGCATATGTATATGTTAAGAACTCTATTAATTTTAACTATTCAATTTTTACAAAAATAACATAAATAAAAATTTATAAATAATAATATAACAATGTTCTCGGTTCGTGTAGAATATGTCTGGATAGACAATGATTTTAAACTACGTTCAAAGGTGAAAGTAATGTATAATACAGAAATAAATAACATTGAGGACATTCCAGAGTGGAATTATGATGGAAGTTCAACGGGTCAAGCACAAGGAAATGACTCCGAAGTGATTATTAAACCACGAAGTATGTTTACATCAAGACACGATATATTTCACGTATTGGTTTTATGTGATACATATACTCCAGAAAATACGGCATTATTAACAAATAATAGAGAATACGCAACTTATATTTTTAATAAAAACTTGGAAGAAGAGCCGTGGTTTGGTATAGAACAGGAGTATTTTATAATAGACCCAAAGACAAATAAACCACTAGGATTTGATGAAAATAAAAAACAAGGACAATATTATTGTAGCGTAGGTGCTGAAAATGCTTTTGGACGTAAAATAGCAGAAGAGCATTTATTGGAATGTATAAATTATGGAGTAATAGTATCTGGTATGAATGCGGAAGTAGCACCAGGACAATGGGAGTATCAAGTAGGACCTTGTGTAGGAATAGAATCAGGAGATCATTTATGGATTTCTAGGTATATATTACAAAAAATAGCCGAGAAACACAATGTAATTATTAACTTTGAACCAAAACCATTATCAGGAGATTGGAATGGTTCGGGTTGTCATACAAATTATAGTACAAAAAAAATGCGTGAAGGAACTAAAAATAAAACAGGATTAGACTATATCAACGAAGCAATTGATAAATTATCAAAAAAACATAACGAACATATGAATGTATATGGTTCAGGAAACGAATTGAGAATGACCGGACAACATGAAACCGCCTCATATAATGTATTTTCATTTGGAACTGCGAATAGGGGTGCATCAGTAAGAATTGGAAATACAAATATGCGAAATCAAAAAGGATATTTTGAAGATAGACGTCCAAGTTCAAATTGTGACCCTTATTTAGTAACGAGTAAAATATTTGAAACCACTGTTTTGTAACACTATAAAAATTAAAATTCATATTTTTATAGTGTAAACGTTTATTTATTTAGATTTATTTTTTCTGGTTCGCTTTGGTTTCTTAGTAGTTTTTCTTTTTGTCTTCTTTTTGTTTGATTTACGAAGACGTTTTTTTCCACCAGATTTTGGTTTATCCGCACATTTTAAAAAGTCAAATAATTCCTCTTGTGACATTTCAATTGGTGTATCATTAGTTTCATTTGTTTTATTATTTCCACCAACTAAACCACGTGTTGAACGAAGTGGATATTGTCCGGGTGCATCAATACCGCATTGTGAACGACAAACCCACATCTTTAAAACAACATTTTTAAGAGGTATGTTATTCTTTTCACAATATTCGTCAATCTCGTCAAATAAGTCTTCGTAGTCAAACGATGATTTGCCATATTTTGTTAATATACCACTCCAATCGGTAATTTTTGTATTATAATTACAGTGATATAATCCCATTATATCGTGATATCCCAAATTTATATCACTTGACTTTACAGACATATACATATCTCGTAATTGAATACTACTATTGTCAGGTGTAACAGTATCAACAGTATCAAATACTTTGTAACAAGTTGCTTCTGGTATATATTTAAAAAATGTTCTATCAGTCTGACATTCAAATGGTTCATCCAGTTTATTACCACAATACGCATAAAATGAAATATTTTTGTAAGGGAAATCATATGTATTTGTGCTATTCGGATTTTCACTTCCGTGACATATTAAAATAAATGTATGTTCTGTGCTAATATCAATAGGTGATTCGAAATTAGAATAATATAATGGATATTCATTACGAATCATATATTTATCCGTTTCCGAATACATAACTTCTTTGAGTGTTTTAGTGTTTATCAAAGGAAGGAAACCGGATTTAGTATAACATTTAATTGCTGCGGAATTAGTTGTATTTACATTTAACATATATGGTAGAATATTACATTTATTTTGTGTGAGTATATTCATCATTAGCGTGCATATTCCTTTAACTTCTGGTTGAATATTAATACCTTTACATACATTCCAAATATAATTTACGTTTATAGGGGTTTGATTAGAATCATATAGTTCAGCAAAGTATTTATTGAACTCTACTGTTAAAACCCCACCAATATTTGGAAGTAGACCTGATTTATCACAAGTATTGATAACATCTTCTAGTGTTAATAAAATATAATTAGTATAGTTAGAGTGATTAAATATGTTGAGTATTTCTGTATCATTATTCTTGAATTCAGGAAAACAATTTTTTAAAGAGTTAACAATTTGTAAAAAAAAATTATAATTTGACATACATTGTGTAATTTTTTTATCAAATAGTTTTTGCGAGTTAAACTTATCAATTACTAATGTATCAATTGATGATATCATAGTTATGCTATTCGTATTCACTTTTGCTAAAATGTATTTTTGATTTGTTTTACTATCAACATAATAATAACTTAATGGAAAATCAAGCATAAAAAATATATATAATTATTGAGATATATATTTTACACAATATCATTTACTTTTTCTTTTTGACGATAACCTTCTTTTTAGTAGCTTGTGAAGATTTCTTAGAAGGACCTTCAGTTTGAATTTTTTCACGTTTAGTCTTGTATTTTGCGTATTCTTTTTCTAGAGTATTCAATTCAGTAATCCACATTTTTTCAACAGTAGTTTTGCGAAGAGTATCAAGTTCAAGTTCTGTATTTTCTTTTTCTTTCATAATATTAGCAACATTTTCTTCTGTTACGGAATCCATAGGCATTTTAATAAGGTACTTAAAATCACCATCAATCATATCGTATTTCTTTTTTGTAAGGAGTTCTGTAACTTGTTCGGATTTCTTACGTCTCAAATCAATAGTTCCAGCTAATGTTTCTTGGATATATTTTGCACGATTCGATAATCTAACGAGTTTTCTTTCCATTTCATTGATGAGATATTCCTTTCTTTTTTGATAAATATTAATTCTTACTCCATAGAATTCATCGATAATTTCTTCTGGCGATGAATACTTGTGAAGCTTACGTTGAGAATTAAACATATGCATATTGGTAGTGCTAACTGTAGTAAATAGTTTGAGTAATTTTTCAACGCCATTACATTGATTAGCATCAATTTCGCCTTCCAATTGGGCTAGTTTGCCTCGAGGGAAAACCACTGTGAAGTCTACTGTAACCTCTGTAGACACTGATGTAAAATCACGGAGTTGAGGATAAGTTTTCTTACCATTCTTATCAGTCGTTCCATCAACAAGACCTTCTAGATAAGAAGTATATGGCATAGTCCAAGACCCTACAGGTAATTCAGTAATGCGTATTTTATCATCAGCAATCTTTTCATAAAGACCCTTAATCAAGTATTTATTATCAGCTATTTTTTTGACACTACCCTTGAATCCTTCATAGTATGGCACAAATTCAATAGCAGAAACATCTTTTTTGGTTAATTTATTTTTCAAATATTGAATAATTACACTCGGGTTATAAGGAGCAATACTACAAGAGAAGCCTGTTCCAATACCAGTGATACCATTAATCAACGCAAATGGAATAATCGGAACATAATAATCTGGTTCAACGATAGCCCCATCATCATTTAAATAATTCAAAACGTTATCGTCTAGTTCTGGTAATAAATGTCTAGTCATGGAGTTCAACATAGTGAATATATATCTCTCTGATGCACTATCATCACCACCATGTAATCTAGTACCAAACTGACCGTTAGGTTCTAGAAGATTAATATTATTAGATCCAACAAAATTCTGTGCCATGTTTACAATAGCCCCATTTAAACTAGCTTCACCATGATGGTAAGCACTATGTTCTGAAACGTATCCTGAAAATTGTGCTACTTTAATTTCTGATGTAAGTTTCCTTTTAAAAGCAGAGAATAGAATCTTTCGTAGAGAGATCTTTAAACCATCAACCATATTCGGTATAGAACGAGCACAATCATAAGTGCTGAAATGTATCATTTCTTGATTTATGAATTCTTCATATTGAACGCTGGGTTGATTCGTATCGAGATAAGAGTCCTTGTCATAGTTTTCTAACCACCCCTTTCGATCATCCGCGCGTTTTTTATTGAATATTTTATCAATAGTATCATCGCTGGTTTTACCGGAATAAACAAAGTCGACGATTTTCTTATTCGAGAAGTAGTCTTTGAATTCGTTGGATGTAGAAGTACCAAGACCCTTAAAATACTTAATGACCCACCCCTTTGGAACGCCCCCTTCAAATGTTTCCTTCCAACGATTATATTCACCGTCATTATAAAACAACTTGACTTGTGAACCTTTCTTGGCTCTAAGGATAGGAGTATTCATAAATGAAATGAATCCAGGAATTTTAACTAATGAACCCCATTCACTATGAAATAGATTAATACACAACCCTTTGATATGTGATCCATCCAAATCTTGGTCTGTCATATACATAATCTTTCCATAACGAAGATACCTATGTACGTCATCAATCGTATCATACTCTTTTCCGGTTTCCAATCCTAGAATTTTCTTAATATCATTGATTTCTTTATTTTCAGCAATTTTCTTAAGTTGCTCTCCACGAACATTTAATAACTTACCTTTTAAAGGGTAGATTCCCATAATGTTACGATCGTCACTGGATAATCCAGAAACAATACCAGACATAGCACTAAGTCCCTCACATAATATGAGAATACAATCTTTGGATTGATTGGTTCCACTGAAATTAGCATCAATGAAGTTAGCAATTCCACGAACAGATTTGGTTTTAGAACCATCCGTTTTCTTTGCCAGCTTATTTTCTTTTGCTTCTGTTAAAGAACAAGCAGTTTCCATGACGCCCATCTTCGCAACTCTTTCAATAAATCCATCAGACACACTACAAGACGAACCAAATTTTGCGAATGGCGTATTCATATAATCCTTTGTTTGACTATCAAAAGCAGGATTTTCAATATCACAACGGATGAATAGCATAAGTTGTTCTTTAATGGCGGATTGGTTTACCTTGATTTTCTTTTTCTTTTCAATGTAGTCACAAAGCTTACGTGTAATTTGTCCTGTAATATAATCAACATGCTTTCCACCCTTGAAAGTACAAATACCATTAACAAATGAAACGTGTGTAAATTCGTGTGTAGGTGAAATAGCAACTGCGTATTCCCAACGTTCGTCCTTTGATTCATATACTCTTTTGGAAGTATCCTTACCACCAATATATAGATCAATATATTGTTGAAAGTTTTTGACAGGAATTAGATTATTGTTATACATAACCTTGATTTTCTTGATAGAGTGGTCGGTTACAGCACCAATATCATATACACGTTTCTTTAACAATGCCAGCATATCGTGTGTCAATCCTTGAACTCCTAACCTAGCATAATCCGGTCTAAACGAGACCTTAGTATAAGGTTTAGTAGTCTTTGGAACTTTCGTAATGACAGGAGGAGAAATGTTATCAAGATTATTATGATATTCTTGAACGTATTTTAAACCACGTGTATGGTCGATGGTTTCTACGCGACCATATAGAGACCAAATCAAAACCAATTTGAAACCAAAACCATTTTTACCACCAACTATACGTTTTTCATCCTTATTATAATTTGTGGAAGTTCGCAAATGACCGAAAACCATTTCCGGAATCCAAATATCATACTCCGGATGTTTAGCAATGTCAATACCATTACCATCATTATTCAATGTGATAGTCCCATCTTCGTCAATATTCGTTTCAATGAAGGTAACGAATTTTTTATCAAGTAATGGCGAATGAATCATACGAATTACATGGTCTCGGCAATTGACAATACCTTCATCAAATAATTTGTATAATCCCGGAATGTATTCAATATCACGCAACACAATCTTTTTTGATTCATCGTCATATACCCACATTTGTGAATCAACATTTTCAACCGAACCGATATACGTATCTGGATTATCCAGAATATGTTGTTTATCGGTTTTACGTTGATATTGTTTTGCGAGAGCTGAACTAGTAGTAGCAGTAGACATAGTTATACGTTAGTATAGAAATATATGTTTAATCGGTTTGTTTTATTACATTTTCAATTTTCTATCTTAATTCTATAATAAGGGGAAAAATGCCGAAAATGTTTAGTGCCAACCCCAGAGTTTCTACAACTGCTACTTCTAAAAAATCAACATCAACAAATAATACGTCAATAACTAGAAGTATGCGGTTGTCACAATTAACAAGAAGTTCGAAATTAAGTGTGAATCGAACATTAGCCAATGTATTTGGTCCAACAGATATATACTTATCTGCGTCGACCATTCTTTATAATGTATCAGCTGGAATAGAAATAGGTAGAATTAGTAGTAAAGATGTAAATTCGTTTTCATTTGTTTATACATTGAATGACACTACTCATTTTTACGTTCAAGGTGATAAATTATATACCAATGCTATTTTTACTGATAGAACTATAAATGGTTATACGACTCAAATAACATCAAATGATGGAACATATAGTTTTTCAAAAACTTTTTTTATTTCATTTCAAAAACCACCCGTTGTTGCTAATTTGATAGATCCAATCATAGTAAGTCAAGGTCAAACTAGTACAGTAATAGACTTAACTAATACATTTTATGATGTAAACGGACATATATTAACATATACTATTAATAATGATAATCCTGATTTGTTAAGTATGAGTATTAATGAATATAAATTAAGATTAACATACAATACTAGTAATACTGGAATTTCTAATATAACAATAACAGCCGAGGATGATTATAATGAGTTTGCGGTTACAATGTTTTCAGTGTTAGTTGTTCCATTAAATCCTCAATATAACATTACTGTAAATCCATTGCCGGATGCTTTACCAGATCCAATAGTAAATTTAATAAATGATGAAATTATATCATATACGGAGTTAGATAGTTCATATATAAATATAAGTGTAGATGATTATAATATACTTTCAGAAGATGAAAAACGTAATTTAATTAAAACAAATATAACATCACTTATATCAAAATATGGTAGCACTATTAATCCAGATACTGGAAATGTAGACCAAGATGTAATATTGGATGTGTATGCCCCAATTGATATGTTACCATTTCCATCATTAGGTTTCAATATAGATAAGATCAGAATAATAGATGGTTCAAACCAAGGAAATGTAGATATAACCAATAATATTGATAATTCGGCTTTATACGTTTATACAAAACCAGGTTCAATTGTATCAATTTCATTAATAAATGGTGTTGTAATAGTAGAACAACTAACAAATACAACTTTTAATGTGTCAATTAATAATAATCCCTCTGAAGTTAAGAATACCGGAGATTTTATTAATCTGCCGAATGATAGAGTAATTATATTGAGTAGTATATTGATTACAAAAAATAATCCTCCAGTAGCGTATGATATTAATTATTCTTTCATTGAGGATACCACTTTGAATGTTATAGATTTAAGTGGAAGTGATATAGATATAGAAACGAATAGAGTAAGCACAAATTACATACGCTATATCATATCTACACTACCACAACATGGAATAATAGATGTATTAGAAAATGAAGATTTGGTAAGTAAAGAAATTAAATATACACCAACTGCTAATTATTTTGGTCCGGACACTTTTTCATATTATGTAAAGGATAATTATGGAATAGTTAGTAATACAGCAACAGTAAATATTAATGTTATTAATGTAAATGACGCACCGGTATTTAATAGTACACCAATAACAACAACTGTAGAAGATAGTGTATATACATATAATATATCTGCTAGCGATTTAGATTTTGAAACTGTCTCATTTACTAGTGAGAATTTGCCTTCTTGGTTAACATTAACAAATAATGGTAATAATATTGCAATATTAACTGGAACACCATTACAAGAACACGTAGGTAATAATTACATAACTATAATTGCCACAGATCAAGTTGGAGGAACAACTAAACAAGAATTTACTATTAGCGTAGCCAATTTAAATGATGCACCTGTTTTTACAAGTAGCGATATAACAACAACTAATGAAGATAGTGTATATACGTATACGATAACAGTAAGTGATGAAGATGGTGATATTTCCACAATAACCGCAAATACATTACCTAATTGGTTAACATTAACAGATAATGGAAATAATACAGCAACATTAACTGGAACACCATTACAAGAACACGTAGGTGATAATGATGTAAAAATTGTTGCAAATGATTCAAATGGAGGCGTAACAAACCATTCGTTTACTATTAGTGTAGCCAATGTTAATGACCCTGCAATATTTACAAGTATTGATATAACAACAACAAATGAAGATAGTTTATATACATATACAATAACAGTAAGTGATGAAGATGGTGATCTAAATAATATAACAGCAAACACATTGCCAACTTGGTTAACATTAACAGATAATGGTGATAATACAGCAACATTAACTGGAACACCATTACAAGAAAATGTAGGTGATAACAATGTAATAATTGTTGCGAGTGATCCAAATGGAGGTGTAACCAACCATTCATTTACTATTAGTGTTGCGAATGTAAACGACGCACCTGTTTTTACAAGTAGTGATATAACATCAACTAATGAAGATAGTGTATATACATATACAATAACAGTAAGTGATGAAGATGGTGATATAAATAATATAACCGCAAATACATTACCAACTTGGTTAACATTAACAGATAATGGTGATAATACAGCAACATTAACTGGAACACCATTACAAGAACATGTAGGCGATAATAATGTAATAATTGTAGCAAGTGATCCAAATGGTGGTGTAACAAACCATTCATTTACTATTAGTGTAGCCAATGTTAATGATGCACCAGTCTTTACAAGTAGTGATATAACAACAACTAATGAAGATAGTGTATATACATATACAATAACAATAAGTGATGAAGATGGTGATGTTTCCACAATGACCGCAAATACATTACCTAATTGGTTAACATTAACAGATAATGGTGATAATACAGCAACATTAACTGGAACACCATTACAAGAAAATGTAGGTGATAACAATGTAATAATTGTAGCGAGTGATCCAAATGGAGGTGTAACGAACCATTCATTTACTATTAGTGTAGCCAATGTTAATGATGCACCTGTTTTTACAAGCAGTGATATAACAACAACCAATGAAGATAGTGTATATACATATACAATAACAGTAAGTGACGAAGATGGTGATATTTCTGCTATAACAGCAAATACATTACCAAATTGGTTGACATTAACAGATAATGGAGATAATACTGCAACATTAACTGGAACATCATTACAAGAAAATGTAGGCGATAATAATGTAATAATTGTTGCGAATGATTCAAATGGAGGCGTAACAAACCATTCATTTACTATTAGTGTAGCCAATGTTAATGATCCAGCCATATTTACAAGTATTGACATAACAACAACTAATGAAGATAGTGTATATACATATACAATAACAGTAAGTGATGAAGATGGTGATATAAATAATATAACAGCAAATACATTACCAACTTGGTTAACATTAACAGATAATGGTGATAATACAGCAATATTAACTGGAACACCATTACAAGAAAATGTAGGTGATAACAATATAATAATTGTAGCGAGTGATCCAAATGGAGGTGTAACGAATCATTCATTTACTATTAGTGTAGCTAATGTTAATGATGCGCCTGTTTTTACAAGCAGTGATATAACAACAACCAATGAAGATAGTGTATATACATATACAATAACAATAAGTGATGAAGACGGAGATATTTCTGCTATAACAGCAAATACATTACCAAATTGGTTAACATTAACTGATAATGGAGATAATACAGCAACATTAACTGGAACACCATTACAAGAACACGTAGGTGATAACAATGTAATAATTGTAGCGAGTGATCCAAATGGAGGTGTAACAAACCATTCGTTTACTATTAGTGTAGCCAATGTTAATGATGCGCCTGTCTTTACAAGTAGTGATATAACAACAACTAATGAAGATAGTGTATATACATATACAATAACAATAAGTGATGAAGACGGAGATATTTCTGCTATAACTGCAAATACATTACCAACTTGGTTAACATTAACTGATAATGGAGATAATACAGCAACATTAACTGGAACACCATTACAAGAACACATAGGTGATAACAATGTAATAATTGTAGCGAGTGATCCAAATGGAGGTGTAACAAACCATTCATTTACTATTAGTGTAGCCAATGTTAATGACGCACCTGTCTTTACAAGTAGTGATATAACAACAACTAATGAAGATAGTGTATATACATATACAATAACTGTAAGTGACGAAGATGGTGATATTTCTGCTATAACAGCAAATACATTACCAACTTGGTTAACATTAACAGATAATGGTGATAATACAGCAACATTAACTGGAACACCGTTACAAGAACATGTAGGCGATAACAATGTAATAATTATTGCGAACGATCCAAATGGAGGTGTAACAAACCATTCATTTACTATTAGTGTAGCCAATGTAAATGACGCACCAGTATTTACAAGTAGCGATATAACAACAACCAATGAAGATAGTGTATATACGTATACAATAACAGTAAGTGACGAAGATGGTGATATTTCCACAATAACCGCAAATACATTGCCAAATTGGTTAACATTAACAGATAATGGAGATAATACAGCAATATTAACTGGAACACCATTACAACAACACGTAGGCGATAACAATGTAATAATTGTTGCGAGTGATCCAGATGGAGGTGTAACAAACCATTCATTTACTATTAGTGTAGCCAATGTAAATGACGCACCAGTATTTACAAGTAGCGATATAACAACAACCAATGAAGATAGTGTATATACATATACAATAACAGTAAGTGATGAAGATGGTGATATTTCCACAATAACCGCAAATACATTACCAAATTGGTTAACATTAACAGATAATGGAGATAATACTGCGACATTAACAGGAACACCATTACAACAACATCTGGGTAATAATAGTGTAATAATTGTAGCAAACGACCAGAATGGAGGTGTAACAAACCATTCATTTACTATTAGTGTAGCTAACGTAAATGATGCTGCGATATTTACAAGTAGCGATATAACAACAGCCAATGAAGATAGTGTATATACATATACAATAACAGTAAGTGATGAAGATGGTGATATAAATAATATAACAGCAAATACATTACCAAATTGGTTAACATTAACTGATAATGGAGATAATACAGCAACATTAACAGGAACTCCGTTACAAGGTAATCTAGGTAACAATCAAGTAGTTATTGTAGCTGATGACAAAAATGGAGGTATAACGAATCATTCATTTACGATTAGTGTTGCGAATATGAATGACGCACCAATATTTACAAGTAGCGATATAACAACAACCAATGAAGATAGTGTATATACATATACAATAACAGTAAGTGATGAAGATGGTGATATTTCAACAATAACTTCAAATACATTACCAACATGGTTAACATTAACAGATAATGGAAATAATACAGCAACATTAACTGGAACACCATTACAGGAACACGTAGGTAATAATAGTGTAATAGTTGTAGCAAACGACCAGAATGGAGGTATAACGAATCATTCATTTGTAATAAATGTAATAAATGTAAACGACCAACCAACCGGTCAATTAGACATATCAGGAGTTGTTATGGAAGGTGAAACAGTAGAAGCAGATACAACTGATATTAATGATGAAGATGGTATTTTAACATATACTTATCAATGGGAATTATCAACTGATAACTTAACATGGACTGTTCTAACTGGCGAAACAAATACTACTTACATAGTACCAAAAGATCAGGGACATGTAGGTGATTATATTCGTGTAAAAGCAGTATCAAGTGATCCATATGGTAATACAACATCTCATACATCGTCATCCTATGAAATTTTAATATTCAATGATCCACCTACCGATATTCAAATATCATCGAATGAAATCTATGAAAGTTATGAAATAGGAAAAGAAATCGGTACATTAACAACAATTGATATAGATAGTACAGTATTTACATATTCTGTAAATGATAATAAATTCATAATCAATAATGATAAATTATTAAGTAATCACGTATTTGAATATGGTCCAAATAATACATATGCTATAGATATTACAACAACAGATGAAACTGGTATTACTTATACAAAAACAATAAATATATTAGTCGAACGATTATGGGAATATACAATATTATCTAGTACAACTGTAGCAATTGGTGATAACACAAATAATCTAGCAAATGGAACAGTATTAGGAACAAATTTAACTGGAAGTATCATAATCCCATCAACAATATATGATAATGGAAATACATACACAGTAACCAATATTTATCAAAACGCATTGAATGGTAGTAATGTAGATAAAATAACATTCTCTGGTGATACAACATATACTTTAGATATACCATTGAAACAAAATTTCCAAGTAACACAGGTAGATGAAGATTATGTTTTACATCAATTAGAAGAAGTATAATAAAAATCATAATATAATATATAATGAATTCACAAACGTTTAATTTTAAAGAAACAACTGAAGATAGTATTACATATTATATTATTCCAAAAGGTACTTTTTTGTATCACGGTAGTAATAAGATTGATTCTCCAAAACAATTGGATAAAGAAAGACATACATTTTTTGCATTAACAAACGAATATGCTAATAAATATGCGAAAGAAACCGGAAATGTATTGCGATTTAAAGTAAGTTCTGAACTGAAATTAGTTGCTATGGATAAAGATAATGAAACATTATATGAAAAAGCATCGATTGAACCTATTAATATTAAAAAAATAATGGATGAAAACTATGGTTTCCATAACCAACATAAACGAAAGTCTATACCAGATAAGGATAATGAATTGTCAGAATATTTATGTAAAGAAGGATATGATGGTTATGCCGCAAACCATATGGAAGGAACCACGTTTGACGAAGATTTAGACCCTGAATTGATAATATGTGATAAAAGTAAATTAGAATTTGTAGAATTAGTAAAAAATAAAATACACCGAGAACCTCCACGTGTAGAAAGACCACAAAAAAAGAGAAATGTAATTGCAACACCAATGAAAAGAGGACCTGGATTATTTGGAGATGATGATGAAAGTGAAGATGAAAGTGAAAAAGGACCCGGATTATTTGGTGTTGATGATGAAAGTGAAGATGAAAGTGAAAAAGGACCCGGATTATTTGGATTTAGCACACCTACAAAAGGAGGGAAGAAAAAACAAAATCTATCTAATGTATATAAGAAAAATACTATGAAACGTCCAGTTCGTGCCGAAGATGGAACATATACAGTAAAAGGTAAAAAATATAAAGAATTATTTGGTTCAAGAGAACAAGTCCATAATGGAACCGCATATAAAACAAAAGCAGGTCTTACAAAGGATGATATACTTATGAATAAATGGGGTCGTCTGGTTTCAGCAAAGAAACATGAAACAGCAAAGAAGGAGATGCGTTTAGAAAAACATGGTTATACCGCAAAGAAGGGTAAGTTTGGCTACGTAAAGAAGAATAAGAGCAAAACCCGTAAAAACAAGAAATAATTATACTATATTTGGAATAGAACTATAGTATAATTTAGAGGATATACCATTCATGAGATAGGAATTTATTATCAAGAATATAATTATTGAGATTATCAAATACATACTTTTCAAAATAGGTTTTGCTAACAATTAATGAATTCTTTGATGAATGAAATTTACAATAATATGTATATGCGTCATAAATAGATACGGATGAATTTAGATTAGGAGATGAAACTCGAGTCATACTTTTATCATTATTATTTCTTAACGTTTCTTTCATATTATCGAGAGCAGTTTGGATATCTAATTGTTTATCCCATAATTGGCATCTTATCCCTGAAATGTATTTATCACGTTCAATTTCAATCATAGGGAAAAAATACTGTATTAAATCAATGGTTTGCTTATCATTTAATTTTACATTGCGATTGTTATTAATATTACACCATTTCTTAAATAACGAAACAATTTCCTCAATTTCAAAATCATCTTCATTATCATCCAGAACAATTGTATCTCCCCAAAAATGTAAAAATTGTTGTATAGCTGGTAAATATTGGCTACAAATACCAATAAAAGAGTCTTGTTCTTCGGTGTAATAAATACCAATTTTTTCAAGAAGAATAGTTTTGAATGTATTTAAGAACATAATAGGTGGTAGATTTTTAGTATCTAGAAAATGTTTCCATAAATATTGCATATTTTTCCAAGTTATTTGTGTAGACCGGTTTAATGCATCAGATGTTTCATTAATAATAGACATATTTTTGTTAGATAGGTTAATATCCAAGTAATCAGTAACAAATGTAGTAACTAATTTATCGGGGTCCATATTTTTAACGTAAAATACAGAATCTTTCAAATCATCATCATTACAATATTCATTGACAAAATCATCTGATGACCCATACCGTATAGAATAATGCGAAGCTACACAAATCAAATCGAGTGGTAAGTTGTTAATAATCTTATTCCACACGTGTTCGTGTCTAACTGTATTATTAATATTGATTAATCTACAATCATCATAAGTATGGTCGTGATATTTGTTTTTGAAAGTTTGACCTATACCAATACCTATCAAAAATTGACAAATCTGATTTAATTCTTTAATGAATTGTCTAGATGTGGAGTTTATATAGTGAACCAGATTCATATTTTTTCTATGAATATTATCACCAATGATAGTAAGGAAATATTTTGCTTCATTTCTACTAGCAAATAAAGTAGGATATAAAGCATCAATAACACCTTGAATAGTTATGGATTCGGGAATAGTAGTAATAAGACTTGTTTCTTTTATACGTTTCATTATGTGAATCTTGGTTTTTTGTTTCCAAGACATTAAATTTTTACCTCTTGTAATTGTAGTTAAAATATTATGTAATATATCATCTTCACTAATGACTTGATAATGAACTCCATTGTAATAAAAGAAACGGTCTGTAGTCGATATGAAAAAATACTGATTATCATTTAAAAAAGTGCTAATAAAATTATCTTGTTCGTTAGTTAATTCTTCAATTCTTGATATACGCTGTTCGTGTGTAATTTTAATATTATCAATAACATTTGGGAGTTGATTTACTATATAAGAATCAATCTTGGAAATCATCCAATCATCATTTTTATATTTCTCAAAAATATTATTGATGACCTTATTTGAACTATTAACACAGTCTTCTAACGATTGTTTAATAGTTTTATCTTGTTCTTGAAGATCCATAATACAATATAATATATTAACTTTATATTGTATTTGTTTTAACTTATATGGTAACAACGCTACGCTGTTCTCTGTCAATTTGATACATATCTTCTCCATCAGCAATACTAGCCAATAAATGTTTTGAAATAATAGCATTTGTTTTTAATACAGCGTCACTTGATAATACAGCAAACCATTGGTATTTTTGACGTCTTAAGATTTCTTCCGCTGGAATATAAATGCCATATGAATTGGGATGAAATTGAATAAATGCTTCTTCCATCAAGTTTTCTAGTAATACTGCCTTACCATCATTATTCTTAACACCGACAAGTTCTCCACCGTGTAAGTTCATCTTTTGATTATTGATTGCTACTTGACACCAATACGAAGAATCGCCTACAAATTCAAGTTCGTTTGTAAAATGCTTGCCCTTATTGCGTTTCTCGAGATATTCTATAAATTCCATAATAACAGGGTCGCTTTTAGATGCGCCCATAAAATATAATTCAGGAGCGAAGTTTTTATTACTGGTAGTTTTTAATAGATTAGTATTGTGATTTATATTTTCACATACAAATGGTTTGTTCCAAGCAATACCGTCTTCGTAAAACTGTTTTAAGTTTTTAGTGCATACAAATGAATTGGGGACAGTCATACCACCATAAAAGTAAATTAACTTAAGCATAGCAACTTCTCTTAATTGAGATCTATGTGGTTCAGGAACATTTGTTAAATTAATATCCCATGATGGAATTAGTTTACTAAATGATTCGTCGTCAATTAAACATATATTGAAATCCTTACCACAGTGGTCTATGATAGTTTTGATTGTTAAATGAATATAAGGTTGATTTAAATCAGTTGTATTTCTGGAATAAAAATCTTTCCATTTACGTGCATTCACTTCATATTTTGTATGTATCCATATTTTGGGACGATTATGACCGTATAATGGAGAATCATTCAAAAGATATTTTTGTATTAACTCATATTCATCATTTGGTTCGAAATTTTGTTTATACTTATTTGCGAAATAACTAGCAACAAATACAATACCTAATGTAAATATATATGTGGATGTATTCTTTGAACTAAATAACATTGTTTGATATATAGTATAATAATATAATATAGAATTTTCTGTAAATAAATTACACCGCTAATAATTTATTTACCACTTTCAAAATAAATAGTATAATCAATATTGTATTTAGATTTATTATAATTAATTTTGGAAGTAAACATTATAGCTTGATTCTTACATACTTGTCTTATAATAGTTGTAAATGTGTTATATGTCATTTCACGTTCCAAGTAAAATAGTTTACCTTTATGATAATATTCTTTTAATTCATTACAGAAATCAATATGATAATTATTATACATCATTTTTTTATATGCGTTCATATCAATCAAATAGTAATTTGACTTTTTTAAAGCGATTTTATCGAGTAATGAAAATAAAATATCAATAGGTACACTATCTTTAAATATTTGGGAATTCATAAAGAGATTATATAATACTTTATATAAAATTTTCCTAAAGTATACTTAATTCTCACTCGATAACTGTTGTTTTAATTTTTCTAAATACAAAATACCATCCATAAGTTCTTCTTGTGCGTGTTGTATCCAATCTTTTGTATTTAAATCGGTTCTATCCAAATTTGTGCCATATTTCATTTGTCCAAATTTGGCTCGTGTAACAAATTTATTAATAACTGATTTTACAACACTGTCTAATTGAATACTATTATCAGAAATATCGTTTTGTGAGAGAACAGAATCAAGTAATTTGTCAGTTTCAGACATTATATAATAATTTATTATAAGGTCTAACATTTAAGTGAGTAATTCGTGTAAATTATTTGTAAATAATGCCAATTCTATTTCATTTTCGTGTATATTATGAACGATAGTGATATATTTACATAAAAAAGGTATTACTTCATATTTGGTATCTTCGTCTAATATTTTCGTTTGTTTTATGAATGAAATGAAATAATCTATTATATCTATTACGGAATATCCATAATCGTAAATATTGTAAAGTATTTCTATAGCTTTATCCAATTCATCCTTTTGAATATGTTTTATGTATTTTTCAAGCAATTCATATGATATATTTGATACCAGTTGTTTACATAGTTCAATATGAATGGGCGTTCCAATAATATACATTTTTTCCAAATAGTTAATTAGTATGCGAATGGAATTATCTGCTATTTTTAATAAATAATCTTTTGATTCTTGGTCTATGATAATGTTTTCGTTTGTTACAATTTTATTCATAATGTTACAAATGTCATTATTTGTAGGTAAGTCTATTTTAACAATATGTGTTCTCGATTGTAAACTTTCGATAACCTTTTGAAGATTACTACACACAGAAATAAAATGCATATTGTTTTTATATTTATCAATATAGTTACGAAATACTTGTTGGCTTTGTTCGTTAATACTGTCAATATCATCTACAATTACAATTTTCTTTTTTCCGTGAATAGAGCTTCTCGACTGACAAAATGTTTTCATTTCATTACGAAAATATTGAATACCTTGTTCTTTTAAATTATTAATAAAAAGTGTATTGTATTCCGGAAATGATTGTGTTTTTGTTAATCCATAATATTCTCGTATGATTGCATATAGTAAAGTGGTTTTTCCAGAACATTGATTTCCAATAAATAAAATATTTAAATTATCGAGGTCTATGAGAGTATGTATGGTTTCTTTTAGACGGTCACTTATATAAAAATCATTTACATAATATGGTTTATATTTTTGTATAAAAGTGTTATCTAATTTATTTGTAGACATTTGTATTATTTTGGCTATATAAATTTATATCATTTATAAATAAATATTATAAAGACACTCTTATATAAATTATAATAAGAATAAATGCCAACACATTATGAAAATTTAGGTATTGATAAAAACGCAAATCAAAGTGAAATCAAAAAGGCTTATCGTGCTTTATCGTTAAAATATCATCCAGATAGAAATTCTACAGAAGAGGCTAAAACCAAAATTCAAGATGTAAACGCCGCATACGAAGTATTGAGTGATACAGAAAAAAAACAAGCATATGATAATGAACTGAATGGTGTAAATCAACATCAGCATCACTTCCATAATATGAATGCGGGATTTAATGACGTGAATAGTATGTTTAATATGATGTTTAATGGTATGAACGTTCATAGTAATATGCCTAACGTTCAAATATTTCGTAATGGTAACCGGACTACTCATGTATTTACAAGTAGCACAAGTATAGGAAAACCTCCAGAAATTACGAAACATATAGAAATAACTATGGAGCAATCATATACCGGCGTGACCTTACCGATTGAAATAGATAAATGGATACAAGAAAATAATAATAGAAGAAATGAAAAAATGTCATTAATGGTGGAAATACCTCCAGGCATAAATCATAACGAAAATGTAATAATACAGAATTCTGGGAATGAAAACCAACAATCAAAGGGAGATATTCGTTTTGTAATAAGTATAAAAAACACGACACCGTTTAAACGTAATCATTTAGATTTAATTTACGATAGAAATATATCATTGAAAGAAGCTTTATGTGGATTTACATTCGAATTTCAACATTTGAATGGAAAAAAATTAGCAATGAATAATACAAATCCAATAACAATCATAACACCGGGGTATAAGCAAGTAATTTCTGGATTAGGTATGAAAAAAAATAATGCGGTAGGTAATTTGATATTTAATTTTAACGTAGAATTCCCAAAAGAACTCACCGAAGAGCAACGTGAAAATATATCAAATGGGTTGCCATAAAATATAATATCGCCATCATTATATTTTATGCTGAAATTCTCTTTGTAGGAATCTCCTTATCAACGAGATAAATAGAGTTCTCAGTTACTATAATATACTCGCTACCTGATTTAAAAATCTTCGATATAGGACTTGTATATTCCTCCTCGCTCTTAACAAGCAATTTCTCTTGAGTTTCTTTTACACCAATCAATGACTCTTTTTCAAGAGAAGAAGTCCAGTAATCCATCATAATTGGTTTATCTTCTACAATGGATAGCTTAGCAACGTGTTGAAGTGTATTATTTTCAGGTAATCGGTAGTTACCTTTAGTAGTTTGTTCATTATTATCTTGCATTTTTACAATATATGTTATTACAGTTATATTACTTTAAATAGTTAAATTAATAAGTATATTATTTTTAATAAAAAAAACTATAAATTAAGATTTTTACGTATATTTTTTCAATGTAAAATATACATATTATGTAAAGATGAATAATACTCCAAAAACAAATAAACAACAAATTATAGAAAAATATTGTCTTATTGTTAAAGAATTTGTAGATAGAATTAAAACGTCAGAAACTATCATAAAGTCGAACCAATCTATATTTAGTTTATCTGTTGGACTGAACTCTATACATCGTGTATTTGAATACACCTTATTAAAAACAAAACAAATAGATATGGCTTATTATACCGCCCAACAATCGTATTATTATTTTTTAGAATATATCGAACAAATTAATGATTCGCAGTTAATGAATAATTTAAACCATAAAGATGCTATAATGTTTGTTTATAAAAAGGCAATTTTTGATGTTCATGATGGAAACATCAATGATAAATCTACACCACTAACTAATATAATGTCATTAACGAGCACAATTAATATTAGTGATAAAGAATGGAGAACTTTATTTATAAGAATATCTAAATTTATCAATGCCTTTTTATGTTGGAATAATTACTTATATGACTTTTCATTCCGAATAGATATATGTGATCGTTTCTTAGAAAGATATTTATTAAACATAGAAAGACTGGATTTTACAACATATTATCTTGAATATATGCATCAAAATATTCCTATAGATAAGGAAAAATATATCGATATTTTGGAACATATGCTATTAAAAAGTGAGAAAACGAAACGAATACGAAGCGGTTCAATTACCGAACAAGAAAAAAATGAGGTTATATTTAATAAATTGTCAATAGAAAATAATATATTCAAACATAAATTCGATACACTAACAACCGATAAATTTGTGGAATGGTTATTAAGCGAATAATTGATTATAATATTCATTTGTCAATTGAATTGTTTTCTTTCTTATTTTTTCTTTTTTTGTTTTTTGTTCTGTATGCGTATTTTTTACATTTATATTACGATATTCATTGTATAATATATTCTTTATAAAATTATAGACAAAACGTAATACTTGTTCCGTACAATTACCTACAATTAAACAACTCCCGGTTCTAAAAATCATAAAGGATATTTCTGTATATTTTTTTGCGTCATCTAATTCTGACATTTTCATATTTCTATCTTCGGTTAGTATTTGCCCGTTTTGTAAATCACTATTAAATCCGGAATCTTTATTGAAGTAAAATTTACATTTTACACCTGGATAACTACACGGGTCATATGATGTATCTATATTATATTTTGAACTGCGTAATATTGAATATAATTTATCTCGATTGATATAATATCCACAATTAAAATTAGAATTTATTAATACATTGTGTTCCTCATCATGCTTAATAAATTCAAGTGATGAATTTGTATAACTGATTAACATATCCAATACCATTTTTTTAACAATGATTAAAATTTCATTATTTAATACTCCTGGAATTTCCATTTTACCTGTATTAAATACCTTTACGTGAATTTCATTAAATTTATCATTATATTTAAATCGCATTACAAGAGCAACACAATTATAAAACGCATTTTTTACTTTACCTCGACAAGTCATAATGTCTTTTTTCGAAACACCTATGGTTATCTTACGATCATCTTTAAATTTTACTCTTCTGGCTTGAGGATTATCGATTTGTTTTATAATTACTTCGTTGTAATATTTCAAATTTGTTAGTTTCTCATTATACTTTTCATAATCCTCTTTTGAATTAGAAACTATCTTAATCTGTTTTTTAATAACCCCCTCTTCTGGTTTCCAATAATCAATAATAGGTATTTCCCAGAATATATTTTGTATGTCAATTGCTTGATTTAAATATAATACTTTTGTTGTGGTTGATATGTATAATTCTTCACATTCCGGTATGTTATCATCGCTAGTATCTTCTGTAATATCGTTTTCTATTATAGTTGGTTCATATTTTTCATTGAATTTGGAACTATCGCCACTTGATTGTGATAATAAAAACTGGCTCCATTCATCATCTATCATATTGTTTTAATAATATTACTATTAAAATAATATAGATACCTTTATATTATTTCAATTTTATACATAACAATCCTTAAAATTTTCACAAAAATAGTCGAACGTGGTATTCAAATCGGTTTTGTCTGAATGTATAACCACTTCAGTATTGTCTATAAAAGTTTTTTTAATGTTTTTTATTTTGTTTCGAATGACATAATTAAAATATTTTATTATGATGCTCTTCTTGTCAATGTTATAGTTTATACTTGTCTCTTGTATATACTCTTTCAATTCTTCTGTCTTATTATTACTATGTAAATTGTATATTTTTTCCCATATTTTATTGGTAATTATACTACTACTCCATTCAATTAGGTTTTGATTCAATTGTATAAAATTAATCATGCTACGAATATCGGATTTATATGTTTTTTGAATAGTTTGTATTACACTATCGGGTAAATATAAATTTTCTTTTTCCGTAATATTACTTATGAAATTATAAATATCCTTTTCTGGTAATTGATTAAACCGGATACATATAAATTCACTTTGTAGAGAATCGATTAATTTACTGATGTAGTTACATATTAAACAAAATCGCACATTATAATTTGTTGACTGCATCAAATATTTTAATGCTTGTTGTGCGTTTTTTGTCATATAATCTACTTCATCCAATATTACAAATTTAATTCCTACTTCAAAGAAGTTTTTTGACTTAACAAATTGTTGTATTTGGTTGCGTATTATATCAATACCTCTTTCATCAGACGCATTCAAATGTATTATATTTTCTCTATTGATTTTACTATGAGTCCTTTGATACTCATTTATTAAGTTGATGATTGTTGTTGTTTTTCCTGTTCCAGGTGGTCCATAAAATAATAAATTTGGAAAATACTCCTTCTTAATTATATTTTCAAATATTTTTCGATTTATTGGTTCTAATACTATGTTTTCAAACTCTGTTGGACGATATTTTTCTACCCATGGAATGCTTTGTATTGGCGTTGTCATTTTATATACTTGGTATTATCTATTTATGTTGCTTTTTTGTATTATCTAAAAATTGAATTTTAGTATATTCTTGTATAATTTGTAAAAACGATATAATAAATATCTAAGAATCATTATAAGAATGTCTAACGGGCATAAAGGATACTTAGAACTCATCTTCGGACCTATGTTTTCTGGAAAAACGACTGCATTAATCAACATATATCACAACGAATATGAAAATAACAATAACATTAAAGTTATAAATTTTTCAGGAGATACACGTTATCATGATTCTATGTTATCTACACACGATAAGGTAATGATACCGTGTGTATTTGCGAATAAAATCAAAGACGTATGTGAAGAAAAAATGATTGTCAACAGCGATATTATCCTTATTAATGAAGGTCAATTCTTTCCTGATTTATATGAAACTGTATTTGAACTTATTGAAAAACATAGAAAAAAGGTATATATATGTGGTTTGGATGGGGACTTTAAACGTGAGAAGTTCGGACAAATGCTTGACCTAATACCAATATGTGATAAAATTACAAAACTAACCGCTAATTGCGTAAAATGTAAGTTACCTGCCATATTTTCAAAAAGGTTAACTGATGATGAACAACAAGTTGTAATTGGTTCTAGTAATTATGCTCCTGTATGCCGTGACTGTTATAATAACTTTTAGATTATATAATGAAATCAATTATTATATTTTTTTACATCTTTGAATATTTACGATGATTGCGCCAAATACATTTTATAAACAATATAAAGTTATTTGAATTTTAATATTTATATAAGTGTAATGGAATTACCACCAGAAGAACCTATTAAAAAAAAGAGAGGAAGAAAGAAGAAATCTGAAATTGCTGCTACTGAAACATCACCCACACAAGAAGAGCCCGTTGTAAAAAAAAGAGGTAGAAAACCAAAAGGCGGTAAGTTAATAACCAAACAAGCCGATAATCTTGACGAACAGAATAGCGTAGCAAATGTAATTCTTCATTTAAAATGTTCTATGGAGGAGTTATCTCTACATAATGACAACATATCTCAATACTTAAATGACCCATTAGAATACAATCCCATAGCACCTCCAGTTGTTCTTAATTATCAAGATAATAATAATAATTTTTCGATATATGACTCTATTACTAATAATAATGTCTCTCATACAGATTTAAATTATATGTCTTCCTATCAAGAGAACAATGTGAATACTCAATTATGTAAAGTCTGTAAAAAGGATTTATCAAACGATGATAAACCTGATGAGGACCAAGATGATATTTCTATGAAAGATATTAACTCTAAATTAAAGGAAATTAAATTACAATTGTATAAGTGCGATTATCCAGATAAAAAGGTTGCTTGTTTTTGGTGCACTTATGAATTCGACAATCCTCCATGTTATATTCCTAGATACGATATGGACAATGTTATTTATGGGTATGGTTCCTTTTGTAGACCCGAATGTGGAGCTGCTTATTTAATGAAAGAGAATATTGATGACTCTATTAAATTTGAAAGATATCACATGTTAAATCATATATACGCAAAGGTTTATAATTATAAGAAAAATATTAAACCAGCACCAAACCCATATTATTTACTAGATAAGTATTATGGAAACTTGACTATACAAGAATATAGAAAATTGTTGAAATCCGAACATATGCTTTTGGTTATTGATAAACCTATGACACGAATATTACCAGAACTACACGAAGAAAATGAAGAATTTATGAATAATTACAATAAATCGAATACGTCTGGGAATGCTTCTGGTGTTTATAAGGTGAAACGTCAAAGTGAAAAGAAAAAGGGTCCTAGTAAATCTGAAATTATCAAAGAAACATTTGGGTTGTAAACAGTTTAAACGCTATATCATATTATTTATTAGAAATGAATAATATAATATCTGTTCGTTTAATGGGTGGATTGGGAAACCAATTATTCCAATTATTTACAGTTATTGCTTACGGTATTGAAAATAGTTATGACTTTGTATTTCCATATGTTGATAAACTGACATCTGGAACAGTTCGAAATACCTATTGGGAAACATTTTTAATTGGCTTACGTAAGTTTACGCCTTATAATAAGGATATTAAAGAAACAAATGAAAGCTTGTTACAAATGTGTATATTTAATGAACCTTACTTTCATTTTAATAAGCTTCCAAACTTAGTAACACAACGCACCTTATTTGTAGGATATTATCAAAGTTATAAATATTTTGATAAATACTGGAGTAATATATCTAATATGATAGATCTTAAAAATCAACAAAACCAAATTAAACTAGAATATTCTGACTTGTTATCAAGTAAAGAAACGGTTAGTATGCATTTTCGAATGGGGGATTATGTAAACATTCAACATTGTCATCCTATTATGCCATATAATTACTATTATAATGCTTTATGCAACTTAATGATGAATAAAAATGTTGATTATCGTGTCTTATATTTTTGTCAAGATGTTGATAATTCAAAAGTATTCACTATTATTAATAAATTAAAGCGCCAATTTCCGTCTTTTGAATTTGTAAAGGTTGATGATACTATTGAAGATTGGAAACAATTGCTTATTATGAGTAATTGTAATCATAACATAATTGCTAATAGCACATATAGTTGGTGGGGCGCATGGTTCAATAATAATGAAAACAAAAAGGTTTTTTACCCACATTTATGGTTTGGACCGGCATTACCACATAATACGGATGACCTATTTCCAAAAGATTGGATGAAGATTTATTGGTAAAGTATAAAATTGAAAAAGGATATAATGATAAATTACTAGCAATATTTAATAACATAGCTAACTATGGTATCTAAGCACGAATTGAAAGAAGCTTACAAAGCTATTCATAACATCCCATTTGTTGATAGGGCGATTCGTAATGTAAAATACTTAACTAAAAAAAATGAAGGATTAAAACAAGAAATAAGAACATTGAAAAAGGTTATAGACCAATTGTTAGATAAACGTCTTTCAAATAATAATTCTTGTTGTTGTTCTTCCAAGTGTAATAAATCAGTACCAAATATTGAAATCAAAAAGGAAAAGGAAGTGGTAGATTTATCGACTGAAGAAAAAAAGCACGACGAGAATATTGTTTATAAGATAGAAGAGGAGGAGGAAGAGATAAAATGCGCTGATTGTGATATTATATTGGATAGAATTCGTGATGGAGATATTAAAAATAACTTTCGTTGTAATAATTGTTATTGGGAAGATAAAGAAGGTTGTAATTCAAAACATATTATAAGTCCTGAATATAGAATTATAAAAGAAGAAGATGTAGATGATGAAGAAACCGAAGAAGAAGAGGATGAAGTAGAAGTTGAAGAAACCGAAGAAGAAGAGGATGAAGTAGAAGTTGAAGAAACCGAAGAAGAAGAGGAGGAGGAAGAAGTTGAAGTCGAGGAAGAAGAGGATGAAGTAGAAACTGAAGAAACCGAAGAAGAAGAAGAGGAGGAAGTTGAAGTTGAAGAAACCGAAGAAGAAGAGGAGGAAGTAGAAGTTGAAGAAACCGAAGAAGAAGAGGAGGAAGTAGAAGTTGAAGAAACCGAAGAAGAAGAGGAGGAAGTAGAAGTTGAAGAAACCGAAGAAGAAGAGGAGGAAGTTGAAGTTGAAGAG